AACTGGTTTAACTGGCTCATGGGCCATTGGAACCACTCGGGTGAACATTGGTGCCAACGCTGGTTCTACCGGTCAAGGCATTAATGCAGTTGCCGTTGGTTCCCGGGCGGGTCAAACCGGTCAAGGCGCGAATGCCATTGCCATTGGACACCAGGCGGGTGCCACGGGTCAATTCGGCAGCAGCATTGTGTTGAATGCATCCGGTTCAGCATTGAATGCCGGCGCAACCGGGTTTTTTGTTAATCCGGTTCGAAACACGAGCACAGAGACTGGGTTCACTGGTTCGCTTTGGTTCAATCCAACCACCAATGAAATTGGATACATCGCGTCTCTTCGAGTGGCCATAGACACCCAACGACCAGGAACCAGCCTCGGCGATTATTTTTATTGGCAGCCAACTGGTTCCACTGGTACATGGGCCGTTGGAACCACTCGGGTGAACATTGGTGCCAATGCGGGCCAAACCGGCAATTATGCTGTTGCCGTTGGATCATCTGCGGGTTCCACCGGGCAAGGCGATTATGCTGTTGCGGTCGGTGCAGGCGCGGGTCAAACCGGGCAGGGTGTAAATGCCATTGCCATTGGAAACCAGGCGGGTGCCATTGGTCAAAATTTTGGAGCAGTCGCTATTGGTAATCTGGCCGGTTCAAGCGGTCAAGGCAGTCAGGCAGTTGCCATTGGTTTACAGGCTGGTCAATTCATGCAGACGATAGGTGCAGTTGCCATTGGTGGTAATGCCGGTTCAACCGGTCAAGGCAGTCGTGCAGTTGCCATTGGTGCTCAGGCTGGTCAATTCAGTCAGGGTGCCAATGCCGTTGCCATTGGCAACAACGCTGGTTTCACCGGTCAATTCGGTGGCAGCATTGTGTTGAATGCATCTGGCGCCGCGTTGAATGCCGGAGCCACTGGGTTCTACGTGAACCCTGTTAGAACCACCACGGGAACATCCGGATTCACCGGTTCGCTTTGGTTCAACCCAGACACAAAAGAAATTGGTCTCAATGAAGTCGCGCCACCTCTTTCACAAGTGCTTGCCGCTGGTTCCACTGCATCCACTGTGTCGATCTCTGCCACCACCGGGACTGCCACTCTTCAAGCCCTTGCGGGCAACCTCGCGCTGACGGGTGCCACTGGTGCCACTCTCACTGCTGGTGCCACTGCTTCTATTAATTCCACCACAATTTCTCTGAGTTCGTCTGGGAACACTGGTCAGGGTCTTCATCTGAGTGGTCCGGGTCTCTCCGCTATTACGGCTACTGCTCCTGGTGCTTGGGCCGCCGGAAGCACCGGCACTGCGCGACGCCTCACCATCACCATCGGTGGCATTCCATATTACATCCCTCTTTCCACTGTTCCTTGGTAAAACCACAAACACAAACATGATGCTTAAATGGAACCAGTGCATTCATGCCATTCAAAATCACTAACGAAGCACCAACGAATGAACTGATCAATTCATTAATTAATTATCTCATGCATAATTAATTATCTCATACATAATTAATTAAATATATACATACATATAGCATAAATTATCCACACATCATCAATCATGGCCTTCACTCGCATTCACGACGACCCTTGCCGCATTGCCAAGGAAGTGCAGGAATCCACCGGCGTTGGCCGCTACGTTCTCAACGTGCCCGGCAACGGCGACAAGCCCTGCTACATGGAGGACCCCTGCATCCGGCTCCAGGGGTGGGGCGGCAACTTAAGGACGAATGTGGTGGAACTGGAGAATGACTTGCGCGGTCTCAACATGCCAATTTCACGCGACTGCACTAATTATAAAACCAGTGCCGCAAAAGTGGGCGACGCCCCCATTCAGTACCCCACGTGCACGCCGTTCGTGGAGCAGCCGCGCGCCACCAACCCCGCATGGACCGCCCGGGATTTAGAGCAGCCGCATTATTACTACTTGCCCCTGAACCCGCAAGAGAACGTGTGCATCCCGTTTCAGAACAATTTGAGCACGCGCATCCTGGAAAAGGACTACTGGGTTGCGTGCCCCTCAACGGGAACCCAAGGTCAGCGCAGCAGCCTTGTGTCCCGTAAACCCTCCTCAACGGGGAACATGCATTCCAAATCCATCCCGAAAAATGTGTACACGGCTTAGCTCATTTTATGTATTTGCGTAGTGCATATTGTAGCAATCATGGCATCCGTAAAACATTGCAATGATGAATGCAAGTTAGTTATTAATTATATAATATATAATATATAATAATATTGTACATTGATACATATAATTGAATAAGAGGGTCATGAATGTATTAAATTTTAATTCCCATGCAATACAATTATGCGGTGAACACAACATTCAACCGACCCATGACGATAATTTGATTGGCAGCGCAACCGGAATTGGAGACATATTATTAAAATTTGCCTCTGTAACACATAAAACAGATGCAACACCATTTTATTTTAATATGGAATGGTTCACGCGTCCATATTACGGGATGAATCCAATCAATCAATTGGAATTCAGAATTAAATTAATTCGTGAATTATGTGAATGCAATGATATTCCAACCCACATGGTGAAATTCATATATAGCAAAAACCCAAATGTACATGCATATACGCATGAAATGTATGAAACAATGAATACATTTGCACTTGATTTGAATTTCAAGTCATTAAATACAATTGATGGAGACTACATTGTGTTTCATACCAAATGCAGACACCGAATTGATGAAAATTATGAAACATTGAAACAAAAACTCAACGTATTTTGTAGTAATTACAAATCATGTTACAAAATAGTGATATTGGGAGAGAGAAATTTTCCACATACTGAAGAAGTTGATTGGCATGGAATTACCCAAATTTACAATGAATTGTTGAATTTGAAAAAAAACAATACAGTGATTGATATGAGCATTGATTGCATTTATTCAAATTTAAATTATGACACGTACAAAAAAGACATTCAAATTATAAAAAATGCAAAACATAACATATCATTTGGGGTTGGAGGGCCATTCTGCAATTCAATTTGTTTTGGAAAGTCAACAATCATTTATTGCAAATCTCACATCATGCCGTTCAATAACACAACCCTTAATAATAATAATGTACACCATTTCAATGCAGTTGAAGTTTGTTTTAATTACATCACATACATCACAAATGGTTTGGACAAAACATTCTGAATGTACTTCATGGACTTGGCATGGTTGTCGGCGCCCATATCTCGCACCGGCATGTGGTTGATCTATTATTCGAAAATAAATTTATATGATAGTGCAATGAGGGATAAAATAATTGCTGTTCGAACCAGTATTAGGGATAATAATCCTGCTCATTCTGAATATTTACCAAAAATATCAAAAACTGTGGGTGATTATTCGAATGGATATTTAGGAAAACTTAACCCAAATGATCCACAGACAGTACAACAAATACACGATATGCATGTAAGAAGCACATTAGGGGTGGACACAAATCGGCAAGACGTGGAAAATCCAAATCCAAATCCAAATCCAAATCCAAATCCAAATCCAAATCCAAATCCAAATCCAAATCCATCCCTAAAAACGTTTTTACTGCACCAGTTTAGCATTTTATATATTTGCGTAATACATCAGTCATCACAGTCGTCATCATGGCGTGCAAGAACATCACCGTGCGCAAGCGTGGAGGAAAGCAATACCTGATTCATTTTGCAGGCGGGGCGGCATTTGTGGTGCGCGTATTTGGCAACCGGCTGACCGTTTATACCAGCAAATACAGCAACAGCAGCGATATCACGGCCGGCAAGCAGGTGTACCGGACAAACATTAAGAAACTGTTTGTGCCGTCCAGCTTGAAGCCCGGTTCAAGGCTGCCCAAGCGAATGCTGAATGGCAGCCCGGTGAAGGACGTGTGCGACGTTGGTAATGCCGGAAACTCGCTCCTCGCACAGAATGAGTCCGACGGATTCAAATTCAAGTACCTTTACATCGGCCACGACGTCGTGGAAGTGACGCTGGATGAACCCGTGGAACACTATTATTCGGAAGTGATGTCTGGGTTTGCCGGCAATCCGTATTTGAAGGTGGCAGCCGATGCGCCGCTGGCTTACGCAGTCACCAAGCACTACGTGTATTTCTTTCACACGATGAAGCGATTTGATCGCGATGCATTCCCGACCCTGCGAGATGTGGTCCCCCCACTCAATCCCGTGGCCGATTATTCGCCCGCCGTGAAGACGGCCATGCGAAAGACGGCGAAACGAATCATTAAGAATGTTCGGGTTCCGTTCACAAGTTATTAGTCATGGCAATATATAAATAAAAAGTATATTTATATATTAGTATTTAACTTAACTTCGACACAACAACACACATAATAATTTGCAATGGCCGAAATCGCAATCCCGCTCCTGGGGTTGGCTGGCGCATACATCATGTCCAACCAAAAGAAGAAGAATAATCCCAAACCTTTAGCTGCTTCCGCGTCGGCTGCGGCTCCATTGGCAGAGGGGTATGAAAACATGGGGAAGCCCGTGAATTACATGCCAAATGCCGCGGTTCCGCCCGACAACTACCCCGTGTTCAAGCCCAAGACGGGCTACGACGCAGACGAGTACTCCAAATTCCCGAATCCCAATGCAGCGACCGACAAGTACTACGAGCAATCTGCATACGAAGATGTTGCCAATGGCGGCCCCGATTTTGGCGGCAAGACGCAGTTTGGAGACACCTACCAGCAGCGGCGTCATGTCATGTCCCTGACGGGCAAGCCCATGGACGCTGGCGAATTTAAGCACAACAACATGGCGCCGTTTTTCGGGGCCAAAATCCGGGGGCGCACGGCGGACGCAAACGTGCAGGAGTCCGTGCTGGATTCCATGAACGGCGCGGGGTCGCAGTGGGTCAGCAAGTCCGAGACCGCCCCGCTGTTCAAGCCGCAGGAGAATTACAACTACGTGTATGGCACGCCGAACACCAGCGACTTCATGCAGTCGCGCCAGATGCCGTCCAGCAACATGGCCAACGTGAAGCCGTGGGAGGAGGTGCACGTGGCGCCGGGACTCGACAAGGGCTACACCGACGCGGGCAGCGGCGGCTTCAATTCCGGCATGGACGCGCGAGACAAGTGGGTGGACCGCAACGTCGACGAGCTGCGCGTCAAGACGAACCCCAAGCTGACGTTCGGGTTGGAGACGCACGAGGGTCCGGCATACTATTACATTCAAAACGCGCCCAGCGCCGCCACTCAAGGCAAGGTGGAGAAGTATTTGCCCGACACGTTTTATTTGAACACGCCGGACCGCTGGTTGACCACCACGGGTTTAGAGAAGGCACAAACCGCGCGCCCCATTGAGGCCGACCGATTTGTGAACCGTCCCTCCACAACTTCCGAATACTTCGGCCCGGGGTCTGAGCAGAATGGCGCTGCCACGTATGCCGCACCTGCCGTCGAGCACTCCAAGCGACAACAAATGGACCCGAGCAAGCACCACGCAATCAACATGTCGGCGTCGGATCAACGGCCGGCGTCCGTTGCAGACCACGGACGGCTCGGGTTCAAGGTGCTGCACAACAACCGCAGCACCACGACGAACGCGGTTCCCATGGGCGGCGTATTTGGCGCCATTCGCGCCGTGGTTGCGCCCTTGCTGGAGGTGGTGCGCCCGTCGCGCAAAGAGAACGTCATCGGCAACTTGCGCAGTTATGCGAATGCGGGCACCACGGTTCCGGCTGGCACGGTGTTCAACCCGGCCGACCGGCTGCCCACCACCATTAAGGAAACCACCACCACCTTGCTGGATTTCAATCATTTGAATTTCGAGCGCCAGACGAATGCCGGGTACCAGGTCGCCGACCAGCAGCCGGTGGAGAACCAGCGCGACACCACCACCGATGTGGAGTATCTGGGCGCGGCCGGTGGCGATGGCGCGCACATGGGCAACCAAGTGTACAACGCCGCCTACAACCAGCGCAACAACAACAACAAGGTGCAGACGTCGTGGACGAATCAGGGCAACATGAACCTGCTGAACCACGACGAGAATTTGAGCGTGCGCAAGCAGAACGTGTCGGCTCACAACTACGTGGGTGCCGCTGCGCCGGGCCCGAACACCGTGAACATGCCGCCGTCGGTAGAAACGTACGGCAAGGCGCGCATGCCGCAGAACTACCCGCGCAACGCCATTGAGTGCGAGCGCATCAACCCCGAAATTTTAGACGCTTTTCGCAACAACCCGTACACGCAAAGCTTGAACAGCTACTGCTGCCGGTGATTCTTCAAAATTCAAATAATTATATTTACAATATATAATTGTAAACATACATTGCACAATCATAGCTCACGCATCATGAATTACTTTGTTTTATTTAGCATTGTGCTCATTGTTGTCAGCATTGGCATATTGCTTGCTCCTTTGAATCACCGCACGAACGTCTTGCCGATTCAAGAAGGGTTCACCCCTAAAAAATACACGGTTGGCGCGGGCCCGGTTGCAGCGGGTCAGTTCAATTTGTCGAGGACGGCAGGAATGGCAGACGGCAGTTCCAGCAACCAACACCTTTTGGAACACGTGTTTAAAAAGCACGACCGTTTGGCGGAGGCATTTGAAAATCGGGATGCCGACACACGCAAGGCGAGGGTGTTGGCAACCACAACCAAAAAGAAGGGCATTGCATCCACCAGCGCCGACTACGAGGGAGACAACGTGCCGATTCCAGCGGCGGGATGTAACAAGGACAACTGCATGAAAATCAAGGACCCGATGGAAGCGCTTGATGGGAACTGCACCAATGCCACGTACCCAAACGGCGAACCAAACTACAAAATCAAATACTGCCCGGCATACCGTTCCAACCAAGGCGCATCCGAGGAAGAGTGTTTGACTTGCGGATATTATGAATACGAAGGAATATGTTCACTCAAAGATCGACGTGGCAAGCCGGATCCGGATGGGTTCATTCCCACTCCACAAAATCCAAGTAATTGCGACTATGAATCATACACATTCAAGAAATATCACGATGGACCCATGCCGGGCACCGACGACGGCGGCGATGACGGCGGCGATGACTCAGGCAATCCTATATGCAGCACGTGCAAATACGTAGTGAATAAAACTACGAAATGCGTGCTTCCGGGGTGCTATTCTGCGGACGACGGATATCTTCCGTTCCCGGATGGCAACTACAATTTCGCCGAAGGGTGTTTTTATTACAATCCAGACCCCAGCGATCCAGGCAAAATCCTTCAGGGAATGTCTGGTCGCGAACCCGGGTACTACTGTCCGCCCATTACAAAAGGGGAGTCGTATGATGGCGGTGGTGGCAGCAATGATCCCTGCTACACAAACCCAGATGGCTCACTCAACTATGCTGCCTTTGTCAAAATGGACAAAATGTGCTCAAACGACAAGGCGCAATCCAAACAGGAATTCGTTCCAGACGACGTGGATGACAATCCAATGGACAGACCCCGAACCACAAAACAACGCTCCACGTCCAAGACAAGCGCAACCGCATCCACCATCAACCATCAGCATCAACACGGCGGTTCCATAAATGTGTATCACCACAAAGGTGATAAGCAGAGCGATAAGCAGAGCGATAAGCAGAGCGACAAGCAAAGCGGCAATAAGCCCCGGCAACAATCAAACACATACCAAGAACCGGTTGGCGGTGCAACCGTGCTGGGTTATTTGTAATCAAAATAATATTTCAGGAGCAATTCGTATGCGCGCTTCATTTTTGTTGATTGCCATGAGATGAAATGACCGATGTTCGCAATCCTCCACTTGTGAACGTTCCGACCCGGGTGGAAAAAATTTAAATTTATTTTGCAGTTTATTCAGGGTTGCGGTTATATATTTTTCAGGCAATAAATCCAATCGAAGAGTTCCATCATACCAACAATTCACAAATTTTGAAGCGCGATAAATCGCGAAGCCATTGAATGCAGACATGCAGACGATCAATCCGCTGTTATGTTTCATAATTTCTGAAAGGTAATCTTTCATTTGTTTTCCGGTCTGTGTTTCCAGATGCTGAAAACTGAATGCGAATGGATGTATGGAAAGTGCCCAGACGTCATAGTATGGTGATTTGTTGAATGACAATGCATCCCACGTGTCGTCGTGCAAATGTTTGCGCAATGCATCAATTTTAACTGGTTGGCTGCACACATCGTCAAAATCCATCATGATGAAATAAGGAAACTCCTTGAACTGATTGTGCACAATTCGGAGGCATTCATTTCTGGCATGAGCCAAGCGGTGCGTTCTAAACCGCGAAACGGGTGTCGGATTGTAATAATACATCAAACGCGGGTTTATTTGTTTGTATTGCTGCAGCAGATTCAATGAGCGGTCGTTGGATTTATCACAATAAACAACTATGACATAGTCTTCAAATAAGGTTCCCAGCTGTTCTATGTTTTCAAACACGCGTTTCAAATAAGGCTCGCAGTTTTTGACAGCTCCACATAAAACGCACTTCATGATCGGTTGCAATGTTTGCAATAAATTAATATTTTAAACATGCACACCCTCCGCAAAATATTCTAAATGTGCATTAACTCTATCATGTCTGCTTTGTTGATGCGCGTTTCCTTCGCTATTATTTTCAAGATTTTTCGATGAGCGGCCTCATCCTTTTCAATGTTTTTGTAAAGTTCTTTGCATATGGATTGATACTCCACGTGCATTTTTTCTTTGTTCTCCCATCCCGGGTGCGCCTGCATCCAGTCTTGTATGACTCGTGTCTGATAGCACGACGTCATGTAAATGAATTTTTTCACGTGTTCGTGCATGTCGTCCTTGATCCATTCGTCGCTTTTGATATACATTGTTTCGCGCTTGGCATCGGTGCAGTGGATCGGGCGCTTGTGCACGTCCATGACCTTCAGATTATTGGCAATGATGGAGCCCACCCCCTCCACAATGCCGTTCGTCTTCGTGAATTCCAGGTCCTGCAACGTGATTTTCAGCGTTTTCATAAAGTCGCTCAGCTTGACCGCGTCCTTGCACTCCGTGTTCAAAAACACCTGCACATTGATTTGGTTGTTGTGAATCGTATTGTGCGTGTGCGTGACATGCGCCACCTGTGCGGGTTTTTCTTTTATGGTTTCAACAAACGTGGTGAGCATATCTTTGTGCATGGTTGTCATAGTTTCCATAAACTTTTTCATATCGTTTGCATGTGCCTCTTTTTTTGAATTCTGTGTATGCTTTTCAGTATAACAATGCTGCACATAGTGGCTCTTTTTGTTACAGCTATAGTTGCATGCGTCGCAAACATATTTCGGTCTAGATTTTTGCTTGTGCTTTTCAGTTTCACAATGCTGCACATAGTGGCTCTTTTTGTTGCAGCTATATTTGCATGCTTCGCAAACATACTTCGGTTTGGGTTTTACATTGTCCATTGCAACGATGTTGAGAGATTTATATACAATGAAAATATTAAAATTTATGCTTTAAGCATTTTTCACATTGGTTAAACATTGTCCGCAGGCAAATGATTATGTCTATTTTTAGCCTATTATAGGCTTTTCACCTAGGGATCTGCGACTATTTTGGCCTATTTTTCCACGTAAAATTGCCTATTTTAGCCTATTAAATAGGCTGTTTTTTAGGCCCTTGTCCAAAAAATGCATCGAGTTTGGTGCTTTTTTTTAAGTTTTTTTTGGGCCGAAAAATTGCCCTCCGTGGTGCCTTTTTTTAAGCGCTGCATAATGCTCTCGTTTTTTACCACATGTCTTGTAAAATAATTTTGTTATTTTCTTAAAAAACTTTGCACAAAAGTCAAAAAAATTCTGAGAAATGGACAAGAAAGTATGTCCAAAAATGGATACCCCGTTACCCTTTTGGTAAAAAACGCGCGGCACTAGGTGTTTTGCGGAACTTTTTTGGAGCATCGCATATGACACCATAAATGCAGTGGCATTCTCGATTGCACATGTAAATCGAAATTTATCTAGAGAGAAAATCGATGATTTGCATGGAATTATTGCGAATATCTCTCAATTGTAATATATACAAATGAAGTTAACAACCAAAACACGTCGTCAGCATGCGTGCCCGCCTCCAAAGAGCAGGAAGTTCCCCAACGCGTTGTATGCATTCTCCAGTCCGCGACAAGCGCAAAAGATGGCACACAAGTATTTAGGTAAAACTGCCAAGCTGTATCCTGCAAGCAACCCTGTGAAAAAATATCGAATATGCGACCCAAAATTGAATCAATGGGTCAATTTTGGTCAAATGGGATATCAAGATTACACCCGTCATAAAAACAAGACGCGTCGAAAAAACTACTTGACGCGGACGGCTGGCATGCTAGGCAACTGGAAAGACAACAAATACTCGGCAAATAACCTTTCAAGGCGGATTTTGTGGTAGGTGGTGCTTTTTTTTAAGCCCGGCGACGATGGGTGCGACGTGCACGACGAGGACCACGCCGTTTTGTTTTACTTCCACCTTCACTGTTCATGTTTCTCCTCTTTGGGTTCCGTTCACCCAATTCACGACTCATGAGGTATGTGTTCATGTTTCTCCTATTTGGGTTCCGTTCACCCAATTCACGATTCATGAGGTATGTGTTCGTGGGTGTACGACGGCTCTCATGCTTATCAATGTACCTTTCTGCAATCATACAATGGTCCCACTGGAACACATCAATGTCAATGTCAAAATCCTCATTGTCATGTTCTTTTCTATACATCTCATTAGCAAACCCGGCAAATGAAGGGTCCCATATTTTACCTTTGCATTTAGTTAAATATTTTGAAGCAAATATGTAGCTCTCATTGTCAAATTTGCTTATATTTATTATCATGTGGTCGGGGTATGTATTTGAGTTATATTATTTTTTTTGGAAATTTTAATTTTACTCCCACACCACGACGGGGCCGCCGGAGGGCCACTCAGCATAAGGGATCGCCTTGCTCGTTGATTGATTCAAGTGAATGAGTTTATTTAACGCTGCTTGCCGACGTTCCAGCGGGGTTTGGCTGACATCTGAACGTTCGCGTCGCGTGAGCTGCTTGAACCGCCATTCGAATTGCAGTGCTGCTTGCCATGTGGGGAATCCAGTTACGTGGCATGCGCGCCGCCAGGTCTCGCCACGGGCCACACGGACTCCGGTTGCATGCGCTCCGCCTGCAATCTCCTTGTTGTGTTGCCTGAGGCGGCGTTCTAAATTGACGGTTGCACCCACATATGTTGCGCGCTTGCATGATGATTCCAGCAAATAAACGAAAAATTCTTTGGCATTGGCCACGTCTTCTTTCTCTGCACTTTGCTGGGTCATTCCTTCAACTGATTCCTCAATGGGTTCCGACATTTGTATAACTGATTGGGTTGCCTTTATACAAATGTTGGAATATAAGAAAATGAAAAAAATGTATGTATGTTTTTTTCATTTTTCATGTTTTCAATGCGTTTGGTGTTTTCAATGCGTTTGGTGTTTTCATGGTTTGAACTTACCACCGACTGGGAACATCGTCGGATAACGAATCGGTGTGGTTGATGGCGGCGTGATGCCCGCCGTGCGGACTTGCACAATGCGGCCCGGATGGCGTTTCTGAGTAGGCGATGTCGGACGCGTTGAATTCCGTGCTTTGAGTGTCTCCAGAGACGCAGCGCCCGAGCGCACGACGGCACACCTCGTATGCAATCGGCGTATTTTCCGAATCATGCTGAATGGAATGCACTCGGTCAAGGCCAATGTTCTGCGCGTTTCGCATTGTAGATGGGTCCGACCCAATGAAGAGAATTGAATGCATGGGGTTTCGTTTTTTGTTGTCGGCAATCATTTCATTCACGCAGGATTGCGTGTATTTTTTGGAATCGTTGTCGCAGCCGTCCGTGAAGATGTACGTAGTTGCAGGAACGCCTGCACTGTGCAGGTTCATGTGCTGAATCGCGATTGCAACGGCATCCCACATTGCAGTCATGCCATCGCACGGCAAATCAGTCCAACTCATGACGGGCACATCACTCACTGGCACAACGTTTCCGATGCGAATGTTGTCATGCGATGAAAACTTGACGACAAGAACGGTTGCCGCATGGTTGCATGGATTTCTGTATCGCTTTTTCAAATCACCGTTGATTTCATTGATGCCATTTGCGACTGAACCGCGCTGGCCTTCCATAGAACCGCTCAAGTCTTGCACAAAGATGACGTTCATGTCTTTCACGGCAAGGGGAGGAAGCTCAAGCTCTTCTTGGCCTTCTTGGCCTTCGATTTCCGCCGGGACTGCGTCTGATTGCTGAACTGGTTGATGACTCATTTCAATCGTGTTGTTGTGCTTGTGCTAAATTCGCTGTCTTTGTTTCTGTGCCCAGGAAAGAGCTTTCAATTTTTTCTGAAATGTCCATAGAGTTGCGAAATATTCGGATCAGTGCGTCAAATTGGTGATTTTTTCATACAAATATTTGCAAGCTCCAACCGTAGTGACCCCCACAAAAATCCATGACTGATTGTGGAAGTATTTGGATATTTCCATGACTTGCAGCGTGTAAGAACACACCGGATTTGCAACATTGAAAAATGCAACAATGCATCCATAAACCCCGGGCGGTGCGCAAAATTGCATGTAAATTTGTGCGGAACACCAATGCAGGGTTGAAAAGGCAACCGGCATTAACATTCCGCACACAATTTGTTTTCCTCTCATCCGTTGGATTGACTTACGCGTTGTTTTTATTATAAAACCGCTTATTTGTTATAATGTTAAGCAATGCCGGTTTCATCTTGGTTAGTTTCAAACACCACATTTCCAATGCGGTTGATATGTCTTTTGAATTTGGTCTGACATTGTATTTATCTCTCAAAAATCTCAGCACAGTTGCTGCAGATTGCACAAAGTCATAGTGTTTTTCTGCAATCTTATGAAGTTCCAGACTTCCTGGATAATCATTGCATGCACGACACACTTTGTATATGAAATATTCATACTCCACGATTTCCGTTTGCAGATAAACTGCCAATGTTGACCTGTTTTGGTTTTTGAATTTGCGAACAAAATAACGCCAAGGAGACAATTTTTGTATGGAAAGGGTATTGTTGCAAATGCAGAGTTTGTCGTGTTTGGTTAAACCGTTGATGGCACAAAATTGGTCATAAAATGTTTCACTCTGCTTCATCAATTTGGTCATTGCAATGCAAATGTCGGCTGCCGCAACGTTCATTGGTTCGTCGTTGAAGTCGGGCACACGCGCGTGATCCATGTCATTCATTTTAATACTGCATTATAAAAAATAAATGACAATCATCTTATTTTCTTGCATTTCGATAATTTTGAATGAACCACTTGACCGTTTCCCTAATGCCCGCTTTGATGGGCGTGAATGAAAATGGCGGGTTGTGGCCGTAAAGGTGGTTAAATTTGGAGTTGTCCGCTGTTTTTTTAAATTGTCCGTCGGGCTGTGCGGTGTCATACACAATGTCATTGTCAAACTCAAACGCATACGCGACGTCATGCACCACTTGTGCGATGCTGACTTCATCTTCGGGATCGACTGAGAGAATCAGCGTTCCAGACCCGCTGCCATCGCTTTCATCCCGTGTTGCATCATAATGCTCCAGGGTCCAAATCAGGAGCAGCGCCAGGTCGCGCGAAAAAATGAACTGCCGCAACGGCGCACCACTGCCCGCAACCACCAGAGGCAGCCCCTGCCGTTTGGCCAGAAAACACTTGTGAATCAGCGCAGGAATGACATGCGCGTCCTCCAGATGAAAGTTGTCGTGCGGGCCGTAAATGTTGGTCGGAATGACGCACACGTAGTTGCGACCGTGCTGTTCTCTGTAGCATCGCGACTGCACTTCCAGCATGCGCTTGGCATGTGCGTACGCGTCATTGGATGCATGCGGCGCACCGGCATGCAGCATGGACTCGTTGATCGCACCCGCTTTGGTCTTGTCGTCCGGGAAAATGCACGTGGAAAGACAGCTGACAACTTTCGAAACGCCCACTTCGTGCGACGCGCGCAGCACGTTCATGTTGATTCGCACGTTTGTTTCGAACATGTCCACCTTGCACCGCATGTTTTTGAATAAGCCGCCCACTTCCGCGGCCAAATGAAGGACCGCATCCGGCGCAATCGTGCGGAAATATTTCAATGTGGAATCATACTCTGTTAAATCGCACTCGCGGGAAGACGAGAAAATGAATGTGTATTTCAAATCAGGGCCACACACGCTGCGAAGCGCAGACCCAACCAGCCCAGACCCTCCAGTCACTAAGACACGTTGCATCGAATTTTAATTATATATGAGTAAATGCATTTAAATGGTAATGCTTTACATTTATATTGTGCAATACCGCAGATTATAAAAAATCACATGACCGCACATGAGCCTGTTGCGTTTATAACAGGAATTACGGGCCAGGATGGGTCATACCTGGCCGAACTCTTGCTGCAGAAGGGGTACAAGGTGCACGGCTTGATCCGGCGTTCATCCACAATGAACACTTCGCGCATTGAGCACTTGTTTCATGATCCCGCGCTGAAGTTGCACTACGGAGACATGACGGACGGCGCATGTCTGTATAAGATTCTGAACCACATCAAAACGACGCACGCATCCATGGACCGGCTTGAGATTTACAATCTGGCGGCACAGTCGCACGTGAAAATATCGTTTGAGATGCCGGAATACACGGCCGACACGGATGCGTTCGGCACGTTGAAGCTGTTGGAAGCGGTGCGCAACAACAACTTGGACTCCGTTGCGCGGTTTTATCAGGCGTCCACCAGCGAGCTGTACGGCAAGGTGCAGGAGATGCCGCAGCGCGAGACGACGCCGTTTTATCCGCGGTCGCCGTATGCGGTGGGGAAGCTGTACGCGTTCTGGATTGTCAAGAATTACCGGGAGGCGTACGGAATGCACGCATCCAACGGCATTCTGTTTAATCACGGCGGCGTGCGTCGCGGCCACAATTTCGTGGAGCGCAAAATCACGCTGGGGCTTGGCAAGATTCTGCGCGGCGAGACGGACCGGCTCGTCATGGGCAACATTGAATCGCGCCGCGACCTGGGGAATGCGAAGGACTACGTGGAGGGCATGTGGCGCATGCTGCAACAAGATGCGCCGGATGACTACGTGCTGGCGACCGGAGAAACGCACAGCATCCGTGATATGATTGAGCTGGCATTCGGCATGGCCAACATTCGATTGCGGTGGCGCGGGTCCGGTGCGGACGAAGTGGGGTACGACGAGGCCACCAACAAAGACCTCGTTTTCATTGACCCGAAGTATTATCGACCCACCGAAGTGGACGTGCTTTGGGGGGACGCATCGAAGGCGGAACGGGTTCTGGGATGGCGGTCACAAACAACGTTTCGGCAGCTCATTGCCGAAATGGTGCAGCAGGACACGCAAGTTGTGTACAAAATCATTTGATGCGCGTGGTTGCATGATACAATAAGACGAGTCCTGCGTAAAAAAGAAATAAATGCACCACATTCATGACGGAATCTCCCATTGTGTTATGATTATGAACGTGAATGTGACTGTGAATGTGATTATGAATGTGATTATGAACGTGAATAATGAAAATCATATGTGTCTATATGGTTTTAATTTTTGTATTTTTGTATATTTTGATGTCCGCATTTTCACTGTTCACAACCAATCATCCGAATAATAATGGTCGCTGTCATCAGCAGCTTCATGAAATGGCGAGCATTCCGGCCAAAAGACGACCCGCTCCATTTCGCGCAGCTGTTTTGCAGGGAGCAACCAACGAATCTTGGCTGCATCCCCGTCCAGTTTCAAACGTTCAACGATGCAAAGGCCGGTCTCTTCGCGACCGCCGTGTTGACCAATGCGGATCTCATTGGTGGCGTCATCGCGACATGCGCGCAACGAAAAGAACACCATGCTCTTGGTGTGAACACTTGGGTCAAACAAGGGCGGCCGGCGGAACGCGTAGTCGGACGGTTTCATGATCGGGTCCTGGGTCCAGCGAGCGGTTCCTGGACGCGCCTTGCCGGGAAACACGTTGGCCTTTTGCGAAAAGAGCCAGAGAATTTTGAGAGGGTAAGTGTCTTTGTGGCGATGGCGACTGTAAGTGTGTGCATGACGCAAACGGGGTTCCAGATGAATGTTGCGCTCGAATAGTGCTTTGAATTCGGCGACGGTCTTGCATGCAACCAGCTCGTCGGAGCGCGAATGGACCAGGCACCACATCATCTCGTCCAGTTCATCGCTCAAATCGGAGCTCAATTCGGGGTTGGTGCTGTAAGGCGTGATGTATCTCACTTCCGTCGTCTCTTCGTTCGTTGCAATGTAAAATCCTTTGCGCATTTCATCCGGCGAGACCGTGGTTTTCATTGGCGGAAGCTGCCAGTTGTGTTTGATGCGCCATTTCTGCATGCGCTCTTCAAATACTTCTTTCGAATACGCACTGTTTTTGGCGTCTTCCATGCGCATCCACCCCCATTCTTCGTCTGTTGTTCTGAAAATGGGATACACTGAGGGCGCATCCGGGCGCTTCAGTCCGAAATAAGTTGGCCTGCACTGCGACTGCTCTTCTTTTTCGAATTCGGCCATGGTTTGTCGATTGCGGTCAAATGATTCTGTAAAAATGTCCTGTGCAAATGTCGCTGGTACCGTTAGTGTCGATGGTTTGATTGCTGGTGTGGTTGCTGTTGCTGTTGTGGTTGCTGTGGTTGATGCTGTCGCTTTTATTGTCGTGATTGGTGCATTGGATGCATTGCGTTTGACGATACTGGCCCAAGACATTGTGTCGTCGATATTTAGATGCGCAGATGATTGCTTGCATTGCATTTAATCACACGTATGGGTTTAAATCAATTTTTTTTTGATTAAATCGTGAAATAAGTATTAAAGTTAGTATGACACACATGAACAATATCACTTGAATTTCTCTCCAATGAGCGAACCGATCCCGCAAGAAAAGAAACGACGCGTTCGCGTGATTAAGATGAAGCCCGCGACGGCCGAACTGTTGGACATTCACGGCGACATTAAGCAGAAACTGCGGCATTTCATTGACCATAAGAAAATCCCGAACATCATATTTCACGGGGTGTCGGGCTGCGGCAAGAACACGCTTGCGTGGAATTTTGTGCGCAGCATTTACGGGAATGACAAAGTGGCGCTGAAAGATTACGTCATGCACGTGAATTGTGCGCACAACAAGGGCATCCGATTCATTCGCGAGGACTTGAAGTTCTTTGCGAAAACAAACGTGGACTTGAAGGACGGAGAGATATTCAAGAGCGTGGTGCTCGCAAATGCGGACAAGCTGACGACGGATGCGCAGTCAGCCCTGCGGCGCTGCATCGAGTTGTTCAACCACTCCACCCGATTTTTCATTGTGGTGGAAGACAAATACAAGCTGCTGCGCCCCATTCTGTCTCGTTTTTGCGAGATCCACGTGCCGGAGCCCATTGTCAATGGGGAGCAAGTGAATCTGCACGCACACTTGCTGCAAAAAACGTTTGCCTTCGACAAGTTGAAGCAGCAGCGCGCCGAATGGGTGGAACGGGAACTGTCATTCGAACGAAAATACACGTATGGCGAATTGACATCGCTCGCCAACAAATTGTACGAACGGGCTTACAGCAGCATTGACTTGCTGAAATGGCTGGAAAAATCCAACGCTGCGCCGGAGACAAAATACGAGAAACTGATTGCCTTTCAAAAAGTGCGCCACGAGTTTAGAAACGAGAAATTGTTGATGTTGTTCATGTTGCATTTCATGCTATTTCGTTCTGATGCCAGTTTAGAAAATATAGCATTTATGTAAAACCATACGCAAATAACACATACACCACCTAAACAAAAAAAAATGGATGACTATTCACTTCCCAGCTTGCAAGAATCGCGCAACGAGTGGTGCGCGCGCTTGGTCAACATTTTAGCGCCAATGATGTCGGAGGGGTTTCGCTCCATTTTCGACGAAGCGTGGAAACTGTGCGAGCAGAACAACGAGACGGGCAAGTACTTGATGACGTTTCAGAATTTTCTCTCGCGCGTGCCGAAATGGAACGCAACTATTATTGCCCAGGAGACGCAGCGGATCGTGGACCGCAGCGGGTGCGGCTATTTGGCCGACTTGGTGACGTGCGTGCACATCATTCAGCTGAAGAGCTTGTCGTGCATGCGCGTGGGCAGCAAGCAGAAGAAGGTGGACATTGACGTGCCGCAGCTGAACGAATTTGTGCACAAGGTGTACGTGCATTGCGCGCGCAAGCTTTATACCAACGTGTATTTGTTCGAGCGCGGCATTCCGCCCCTTTCCACGCAGAAGAACATGAGAGAAACGGAGATCATCATTAAGGAGTGCATTTTGGACAGCATTCGGGAGAGCATTCCGCTTGAAATGATACTTAAGACGTACATGGACGAAACCATAGAAGACCACACCGAAATCAAAATAAAGGAGGAGGTCATCTCTCAAGAGCCGATTGTGGACGAGCAACCATCCAACCCGGTTGTTCCATCAGCAACAACTCCGTCTCCGAGTGCGACGACCGATGCTGCAATCATTGCGGCCGGGCTTGAGACGGATGCGTTTCCTTCGGTTGCTTCATCAACTGTTTCAGCAGATTCCGCGGCATCAGCATCAACGGCTTCCATTGCTTCCATCAAATTCAACGACATGGACAGCGCAATTGACATGAACAACTCGGAGCACATGATTCACGCTCCCAAAACGGAAGAACGGTTGGAACAAATCAGCAACGAGAGATACATGCAGCGAAAGTTGCAAGAGGAGGAAGATGACGAGGATGGGCTGGACCGCTTGAAAATCGGGGAGGACGTGCAGCTGGACGTGTTTGACGTGCACCCGATGGAAGAACCGATGCGAAAACTGAATTTCGACGCGCCCGAACTGGACGACATTGAAATCCTTGCTTGATGAAAATATATTTTATCATGTTTCATTATAGTGATAAAGTCAATCATGGCACAGAAGCATCGCAATCGCACAGTAAGAAAGCATCGCACTCGCACGGCAAAAAAACATTGTCGCAGCAAAAAAAGGTATGGTGGCATGCCGTCATCAAACAATTCAAACCCATATGCCATGGTGCTGTACAGACCACGACCTGGTGGCGTGGATCCCAAATTTCGGTTTAACGCAAAAAAGTGGGGTATAAGTAAAAAATTAATAGATAAATTATTAAAACGACCATCCACTTTCACACCACCTCGTCGCGACGAGGATCGAATAATGAGTGCCGTGTGGCGCAGTGTGGCCACGGAAGAATTGGCAAATAACACGTATGAACAAGCCGAACGTTTGCGCGCGACTTCATTTCAGTCTCAAAATGTTGCCGAGTGTATAAAAACGAACAAAAATGCTGAAGAATTATTGAAACAAGCCATTGTTATGGGCAGTTTGAAAGCGCGCGCATGTCTTGCAGACATGTTATTGAATGGCACCACAGCGGGAATTGGTGTCAATTGGGATCTAGTCAAGGGATTGCTTAGTGGTGATGTTGCCATGGGCCCAGATTGCGAAGGAGTTTTAGCACATTACCGTTTTAAAAGAGAATACTTTGTTCGTGCCAACCAGGGGGAGATTCATGATGCGGCAACACGTAGTGCGGATGCCGGGAGCAAATATGGCCAATTTGTCGTTGGAACGATCAAATTGTTTGAAGGTGATATGGGCCTAGCGGGTGCGCAATTCAACCTCGCCGCACAACAAAATTACGACCAGGCTCAAGTTGCACTGGGTGAATTGCATCTTAGAGCCAATCCTCCCGATCAGGTTGAAGCGTTGCGGTTGTTCAAACTTGCGGCAGAACAAGGGAACATTCATGCTTTTCAATTAATTGCCAACACACATAAAAAGAATGCCCTACAAAGACACGATGTAAATGATTACATGGAAGCCGTAAAGTGGTTTGCGTTTCGCAAGGAAGCAGGATGCCTCATAGCACAAAATGACTTGGCCGAACTGAACGCCGACATGAAATTGCATGAATTGCAGGAAGCAACGAATGAATGAAAAATTCGTAAAAATGGCCAATTGTTTCGTTTTGGTTATAGTATATACTTTAGCAAAACAAGGACGTCAGGAAATGAATAACAATGAATATATTGTCAGTGGCATTATTACCTTTGTGTTTTTGGTCGCAAAATTCATTGAAATGCGAATGACCTCCAATAAATCCGATGAAGAAGACGAATCGGCAACGCAGCCCAAGCCTCTCAAGTTCTTGCTGCGCGATGGACTCCTGGTGTACATGTCATCCTTGCTGGGGTTCTACATTATCACACAATTTGAGGAGCACTCTGCCAGTAATTCCATATTGAAAGAAGTCGCCGCATTCACGGGCGGACCCGACTTTTAACCCAAATTCAACACAATTTGTGCATTTTTTAATTATCAGTTCGCATTTCATAATTAAAAACAACGGTGATAATAATATCACGAATTAACACACTGCATTAAATGATCACCAAGAAGTGGAAGGAATATCTGCAACGGTTTGCAACCTTGGGTGCCGACGCATTCAAGCACATGCCGAAAAAAAACATGACGCGCAAGTTTTGCGTCATCATTGAGCCGCGCCAGCATGAAAACCTGATTCCCGTGATCAAGAACTTCATGTATTTGCTGCAGCACACGGGGTGGGGTCTAATCGTGTATCACGGCCCCGACAACGAGCGGTTTGTCAAGGACGGATTGAAAGACGCCATTTCCGATGATCACGTGTATTACGTGCGGTTAATGCAGAAGAATTTGACGACTGGAGAATACAGTGCCATGGTCGCCAATCCGCTGTTTTGGGAGACCATGTGGAAGTGCTTCAATTGCGAGCACGCGCTCATTTTTCAAACCGACGCGCTGTTGCTGAAGGGCGGCGACGCCGTTGACTCGTTTTTGAACTACGATTACGTGGGGGCACCCTGGGCGAACGGCGGCATGTGCGCGATGATGCCGCCAAACAAGCGCCATGTGCAACTCACGGTGGGAAACGGCGGGCTTTCGCTCCGGAATGTGCGGGCCATGATGGCGATTGCGCGCAGACACCCATACAAGAGTGGCAATGACACGCCCGAGGACATCTATTTTACACACTGGCTCAAAGTGTACGAAAGCGATTTCCGCGTTCCAACCGCGATCGAAGCAAGCGCGTTCGCAATGGAGCATGTGTATAACCCGAACGCGGCGGGGCTGCACTCGCCGCTGCCGGAATTTGAAAGTTTGTGCGATGACATGATTTCAAAAAATAATATTGTGATAGAATAACTAACAATGCAACCTCCTTTAAAACGAGAAGATGATGCAATAATTGGCGCGTGGAGGGATGAAATCTTATTAGAACCAAATGCATACGTTCTTGCGAGAGTTGGCGAAGTTGAATCAAACCCAAAGTTCGGTCCATTTGGTAAACGTTTGAACCATCCACAAATACAATCAGACATGATTTTAATTGCTGCTCATGCAATTGCAGATGCAACAACGTGGATTGCGTTTCTACCAACAACGGAAAAAAAAATAGATACGTTGAACAATTTGATTGAATATTACAAAAACTATAAAAAATCAACGTGGAAAAATGAACAAGAAAACATGGACGATAAAATTAAAAAAATAACAGCAATTGACATTTTCATACTAATGTGGAAAGACCTCAAAAGTCGTTTACAAATGTCGGCTGACACTCGCCGACCAAGTTTATTTGAAACGATGTTTTCAAAAAAATCTGAACCTCTTACTGTTCTTCTTCCTTCTTACGAACTTCCGGGTGATGAAATTGGCAATTCAGAGCTTGGTGGTTCAAAAAGAAAAACGAAACAACGGAAAATAAAGAAATCAAGGAAATCAAGGAAATCAAGGAAATCAAGGAAATCAAGGAAATCAAGGAAATCAAGGAAATCAAGGAAATCAAGGAAATCAAGGAAATCAAGGAAATCACGGTTTTAAAGGAGCGTGCGTTGAAACAGGAACCACACATCATGCTTGCCGCCCTCTTCGCGACAAATGTAAAAATGGGATTGCGTGTCTTTTGAAAACACACAATCTGCAATGATTTGCTGGTCGTCTTTCACGATGCGTCCCTGGGACAGCTGGCTGTGCAGTTTAGCGTCATACGCAACAGCCCACCACTCCGCCTTGGACTTGTGCAGCATGAAAAACCCGCCAGCGATGTAATTGATGCGGGGATCCAACGGCTGATTTTGGTTCACGGTTCGAATGCAGTGCTCAATTTGGCCCCAGTCGTTGTTCACGCATCCATAATAAATTTTGCTGGGATTAAGAACCGCAATCTTGTCGGGGTTCGGCCAATTGCGCAGCTTCGTCATGGGCAGGTCTCGGTAATGATTCGGGCCAGTGGTGCGCCCCCGAAAGTACCCAATGTCGCACCATCCGTAAAACTCCGTGTCGAAATACTTTTGGTTCACCGTCTCATTGACTAGATGCACCTTTTCAGACCACAGCGCATTCACGCGCCAGTCCACCCACGCATTGAGCAGCACATTTTTTTCATGGTTGGCCATCCACACGTCTTTAAGCGCGTAGTTGCGGAACGATTCGAACGGTTTTATGACAACGCGAATGCGGGGATTGGCTGCGGCATACGCGTTAAAATTCAAAGCGGCTTGGCCGGCTTCATCGGTGTAAATGACCAGGTTGTATGAATTGACGTTGGACAGCATGTTGCGAATCCATTGCGCGTAAGCGTTGAAATCGAACTTGGCCTTGAATTGGTACCAGCAGGTTGAAAACGTGATGTTTATGGGAGATGATGACGTCATTTTGTGAGTAAAAATTTAAATCAATGCATACTACATTATCAAAAAAAACGTTTAAATTCAAATTCAAATTCAAATGTTTGTAATTTATAAAAAACTGACGAGCCCGGATGCAAGCCCGGTGCTGGGGCCCTCATCGCCAAACATGAAGCCAACCGACATTTCAGCGTCCAGCAGCAGCAGCAGCAGCAACAGCAACAGCAGCAGCAACAGCAGCAGCAACAGCAGCAGCAGCAACAGCAGCTCAATCATCGAACCCTTTTCGCTCTACAATTGCTGTTGCAGCCCTAGAAATCATGCCAGCAAGAGCACTGCGCCAGAGCAAGGGCAAGAGCAAGGGCAAGGACAAGACATGCCCCATCCGGACGGCAAATGCCACCAATGTCCGGTGGAATCCAAATATGCATTCGGCCACGCAACCCACTACACCTACATTGCAACCACTTCTCGGTTGCTATGCGAGTTTGAAACGGGAACTCCATGATCCTTCATTTTTTTAGTTGCATGCGAATGTGTTGAATGGTCGGTTGATTGTCATCCGAGAGGGGGGGCGTGGTTTGACTTTTCATGGTGCGTGGAATCAAATGATTGGGTTGCATTGTTTGTCTGGGTTGAATGAGTTGATTGGGTTGATTGGGTTGATTGGGTTGATTGGGTTGATTGGGTTGATTGCCCATCATCCTGCGCATGAGGGCTTCCTTGTCAATGTCCAACATCAAATGACTGTAATTCGTGACGCGCCCTTCAATGTCGCTGTAATCTTCGCGCTGAACCACGCTGAGCGGGGTGATGAGGAACCATTGGTCGCGGCGCTGCAATTCAAACCAGAACCGGTCAATCGCATAGTTAAGTCGATTGCCGGGATTGCGCATCAACATGTGAATTCCGTCGTGATAATTGAGGATGAGCGCATCGTAATAATGTTTTTTTACGATGTAAGCCGTGGTCGTTTGACAGTTGTTGACCTTAATGCACGCATCATTTATGGCTTGGAACGGCGGAATGTTGTTGCCAGCCAAGAGAACCACGTCCCAATCGGGAACGGTTGCGAGGAATTTATTGAGCTGGGTCAAAAACAATGGAACATTTGTAAATAGAACGTCATCCTCGCAAATCAACACGTGGTCCCAATCACGCTCTTTCGCAAGTTTGATGCATCGCAAGTGGCTCATGCTGCATCCGATCGCGCCATTGGCGTGTTTTATGGCGTTGAATCTCTCTGGTGCGAGGTTCTGCATTCCATGCTTGAGCGCACTCAACTGCGACTCCACGTGTTCGCGCCGGTCATTTCGCGTATCCAAGTTGATGTAAAGTGCGTGGCGCACTTCAGTCATGTTGCGGATTGTCATTGTATTGTTGGTTGATAAAATACATTGTCATTATTGTTTTAAATAATGAAAAGATCATAAACTTATCATAAACTTATAAAAATTGAATCAGAACCCAGAACCCAGAACCCAGAACCCAGAACCCAGAACCCCATGCACACCCTCTTCTTTGACGGATGCAGCAAAGGAAATCCGGGACGTGCCGGCGCAGGCGCGGTCATTTACAATGCGGTGGGGGGCGAAGTGTTTGCGGAATCCGCGTTTGTTGGACCCGCCGCAACAAACAACGAAGCAGAATACGCGGGTCTCATAATGGGCCTAAATGAAGCGGTGAAACGCGGCATAACTGAGCTGCACGTGTGTGGCGACAGTCAGTTGGTGATTCGACAAATGCAAGGGAAATACAGGGTGAATTCTCCTAAACTCGTTCCACTGCATGAATGCGCCGCACAGTTGGTTTCCAGCCTGACAACGGTTGTCTTCAAGCACGTGTATCGCGACAGCAATAAACGGGCAGATGCGCTTTCAAACGTCGGAGTAGCAACAAGTGCGCAATAGTGCGCAGAACATCATGACCCGTACCATTTTTTATTCACCAGGGACATTTCTTTGCTGTAATCGACCGGCTGGTTGGAAACGTCGCTGTAATCCGCCCGTTGAATGACCGATATAGGAACAATTAAATACCAACGATGCGCTCGTTGCAAAGTCTTCCAGTATTGATCAATCGCGAAGCTCGGCTGATTGGATGGGTTGTGCGTCAAATTGGCCAATCCTTTCTTGAAATTGTCCAACAATGTTTCAAAATAGGGACGACGCACCAAATATGATGTGGTGGTCTGACAATTCGCAACGCGCACACATTCTGCCGACATTTGGCGAAAGGGTTGGTAATTGTTTCCAGCCAATAACAGCACGTCCCAATGGTCTCCGAAATTTTTAAAAAACTGATTGACTTGATACACCAATTGACCCGGATTAATGATGGTCGCGTCATCTTCGCACACGAGAACATGGTCCCAGCCATTTTTTATTGCAAGTTCCAAGCACGCAATGTGGCTCATGCTGCATCCGATTGCCCCGATTTTGTGTTTAATGGCCGAAAATCTTTGTGTTGTAAGACCCATTTTATTGAATTCCATTTCGAAATGGTTGCGACGGTCGATTCGGGAATCAAGGTTGATGTACACCACGTGCTTGATATCATGAAACTGCTGAAGCATTTGCTATTTTTTTGGCTATATACATGAGCTGCATATATAATTTTCGGTTTCCTAAACGGAAATCGATTTGCTTGGTGGAATCACCTTGATTTGATGGTATTTCAAAAAATTCATGAAGTGTTTGTTGTATGCGTATTTTTCTGCAACGTCCGAAATGTCGTCATCAGTCATGGATTTGTATGCATATTTTTTGAAAAAATGTTGACGTTTGACTATCCCCGTTTCATTCAAGACCTCCGACCACTTGCAACACGTCGTGTTCAGCGGATATTTCATGTCATTGTTTGACACAAAACTGAAGTGAGAGAATCCTTCGTTCACCAAATGCGTCGACAATCCCAATTCGTATTTTGAGATGGCAGCATCATGATTGTCGGGCAGACCAATTTTTTTGAAGTATCCCAAAACCGATTGCATGGTGGACGCATTTAAACAGAGGAAATATGATTGCATGTGGAATGAGTTTTCATAACTGCTGGTCAATCCAATGAAATCATGCCTCAATGATTCGATTTCAAATGCGCGCTTCATGCAACATCCGAATGCATTCACGTCAACCACGACAAACGAATCATTCACCAAACACATGCACGATGCGTGCACCAATTTGTCGTTGGCTTGCATTATGAATACGCCATAATTTCTAAAATCACTCTTCATGTTGTAGGACAATAAATGTATTTTGTTGTGGTTAATGGAACCCATGTTCCACTTGTTTGGACAGTTGGTCAAAATGATCACGTAATCAAAATAGTGCTGAATGTATTCAATTGTCAACCAGTTATAACTTTCAACGTGGTTTGACTGCGAATAGTGTGAATAAATGACAACGCGCTTGTTATTAAAATCCAAATTATGTATTAGTTTAAAGTGCGCCAAATTTGCGACCACCGTCTCTTGCAAGTTTTCAGTCATCGGCTTATCTTCCAATCGCTGTCGCAATGAATCATTGATTTCAATCAGTTTTTCACGTTCCGCCGCATGACTGTTGGTCAACTGTTCCATTTCGTCCATTAATGATTTTATTAACCCGGATTTATATTTGTTCGGATTGTTTTCACTAGTGAATGATATTCGCTGTTCTTCTAAAATTTTTTTCTCCTGATTCAAACTGTTCCTCTCTTCTTCCAACCGATTTCGAAGTTCTTCCAGCTGTGTTTTTTCTTCGAATTGTTTGTCCCTTTTTTTGGCAAGTTCCTCTTGAAACGTGCGCAATTTTTCCATTTCAAAATCGACACGGTCCGATTTTTCATTCAACGCTTTCATCGTGATCAACGCGGTTTCAAGCATTTTTTCATTGGACATTTTTTCAACGGATAGTTCATTTCGCACTTTTTCAATGGCGTTTTCGTTTTCTTTTTTAAATTCGTTTAATTTTGCCCATTGTTCATCAATTTGTTTATTGGTTTTGTCCCGTTCTTGATTCATGCTTTTGATTTTGGCATTGTTTTCAGCTTCAATCTTGGCTTTCATCTGCACTCTCTCATCGTTTACATTTTGCATTGCTTGGGCGAACGAAGTGTTCCGCTCGTTCATTATGGAATTAAATTTGGCATCAATCTCCGCTTTGTGTTGTTGGAGCAATTGTTCGCACTCGGCTTCAATTTTGTTCTTGAATTTTTCTTTGTCCATGTTTGCATTTTTCACTGCTTCTTCAAACGCGATGCGCCGTTGGTTAATTGCAGCATCAAACTGGGCATCGAGCTCCTTCTTTCTTGCATTGACCGCGTCATCATCCATTTTTCGCTGCGCTTCATTTTCTTTGCGCAACCGTTCCATCGACACTCTGTTTTCTTCCCTTGTTTTTTTCATTTCTGCGTCGAATGCGGTTCTCCGCTCATTGATCTCGTTCATTGCAACGTTGAATCGGGTGTCCAATTCTTTTGTTTGTTCGGCAAGTGTTTGCACATTTGCCATCTGCGCTGCTTCATTTTCCTTGGCGAACTGCTCCATCATTCTTTGTCTGCTTTCTTCGAATTCGTGCTTTAGTTGTTCTCGATCTTTATTCAATTCATCCGTGCTTGCCTTGCGCTGGAGTGCGGCGTCCTTTTTGTGTTGTTCAAACATCACCAGACGAGTTTGCTCGACCTGTGTCTGCATCACTCTAAGCTTTTCTTGTTCCGAATGAATGAGTTTGCGGCGGTCCTGTTCTTCTTCCAAACGCCACTTGATTTCTTGACGCTCTTCGTTCAATTTGTCCATTGTGTGTTGCAATTTGAGTTCCATCGCCCGAGTCGCTTGGTCGAGTTTTTCATTGTTTTTTTTCACCTTCTCGGCGTATTCTTTTTCTCGCATCGACTCGTGCAGTTTGATGTCGTCTCGTTGCTTGTTCAGTTTTTTCATTGCTTCTTCAAATTCCGCGCGGTGTTGATTGAGAGTGGCATTCAGCGTCGCATCACTCTGTTGTTTGTGCTGGGCCAGGACTTCCTCATTCGATTTGAGCAGGGCCTCTGCCTCCGTCCGCGCATTTTCCATCACCCGTTCTTTTTCCAATATGACCTCCATTTGAATCTTCTCTAGTTTATTGTACTCCAAGTCCCATTGTTTTTTCTTAGTCATTAACAATTCCTTCATCTGAACAATTTTCTCGCGTTCTTTGTTTAATTTTTGCATTGCAGCGCCGTGTGCGGCGGCATTTTCAGCCACGCGCTCATTGTATTTCAACTCCATTTCACGCGATGCATTTGCCAATATCCGCTGTTGTTCTATTTCCAACTGTGCGTGCATTCGCTGTCGTTCCATTTCCAATCCTGCATGCATTTGTTGTCTTTCAATTTCCAGGTCTGCATTCATTTTTTCGCGCTCCATTTTCATTTGCGTTACTAAATGAACTTGCTGGTTCTGTTCATCCCGCCGAATTTGTTCGCGTTCATCGTCAAATTGTTGCTTTATTTTATTTCGTTCATTCTCTATTGTTTTTGCCTCATCAGCAAACCGCGCATTTTGTTCTTCTTCTTTTTGTTTCAATCGGTTCAATTCATGATTGAACTTCGCGGTTCGCTCCTCTTCTTTTTTTTTGCACTCGTCTAATAACTCATTCTTCAATGCAGCTTGATCCTCTTTAAATTTTTTTAATTGTGCATTTTTTTCATGCTGCCAAGTATCTTCCAATTGGCACTTCAGTTTCTTGCGTTCCAAATGCCAGTCATGTTCCAATTTGCACTTCATTTTTATGCGTTCTGATTCAAGCGCCATTCGAATGTTTTGATCATATTCATCTTTTTTTTCCTGAAGCAATCGTTGCATTGTCGCATTGTGATGTTGCTTAAGGTTGTTTATTTCATCCAACTGACGAGAACGGTGCGTGGCTGCATCCATTTGCATTTGTTCGTTCAACCGGGTTTTTTCATTTTCAAACTGGCTTTGCATTTGATTTATCGCATCCGCGTGTTTTTTTGCCATCGCTTCGCGTGCGGTTTCATGCATTTCAGTTGCGTCTTTCAACGTGATTTTCAATTTGGCGTGCTCTGCTTCCAATTTAGCATGTTTTTTAAAGGTTTCATTGTGGCTACGCTTCAATGTGCGCATCTCCTGGTTATTTTACACAATTACTTTTATATGCCATTTTAAACACATTGCACGTTGCACGTTGCACCGCGCGCAATAATCACACAATTATGAATGTTTTAAAATATTCGTCATTTTTGAGCGCGTTGATGTAATGAAACAGTCGCTTTCGCCTACTGACGGTGTCACAATTTGCATCATTGATCTCATACGCCACAATGTCCTGTATCATGTCAACCTTGCGACTTTTGCATTTCAACCCGTAGTATCCGGCAATGTGTTTTAGCTGCTTCATCGTGTGGTTCATCTCATAGTCGAATGACATTGCCGTGGCACAATCCATTTTGAAAAAATCAAGGTCTTCGAACTCACCGTCGGTTTCGCCGGGATTGAGTCCGTCATTCAATTCGTCAGTCAGCGTTTGCATCATGCTGTCATACGTTGACATGGATGACTCCAATGACGGGGCTTGTGCAGTGGGACTGTTTTCCACATCAATGCACAACTCAATTGCGCACGGGAGGTCATCCACCGGTTTAGGGAACGAGAGATTTTCTTGTGCGGATTTGTGCAGAATTGACATGGTGGTTCACAACATAAACACAATGATTGAATTGTTTTTATGTTTTTTACACTGAATGAATTCATTTTGTGGATGATTTATTTATGTGAATATGTGATGAATTGCAACAACGGCGACGTTTATGAAGGATGGAATGAGTGCCACCCCGAACGAAGCCACATTTTCTGGGGATGACACAGTTTAGACACAGATTAGTTTTTTTTATTCAATTCATCCATGATGTCCATGTGCTTGAAAATCGTTTTGTTCGTGATGCTGGGATACTTTGCATTTTTTGGCTTCAACTTGCTGTTGAATTCAACTTCCAATACAACCGCATCCCACTCCTCTTTGTGCGCCTCGATCAAATGCCGATGCGCGTCCTTCAAAATGATGAACAAGTTTTCAGTCAGCTCTTCCACCTCGTTGGAATGATTTGATTGCCGCATGTGCTCTTGAATGAGCGACTGCAGTTGCTTGACGATCTCCAGTATTTGCATGGGTTCAATGACCCCCACCTTCATCAAATTGATGATGAACAGACTCATGGCGCGCCGCTTGTCATTTGTTTTATTCACTTCGCAAAATCGCGTGTAGTCTTTCTTCGCATCGGCGTGTTCTATGGTCTTAAAAAGACCCATGAATTGATCAAAATTCGAGTGAAACACGGTTTCAAACACGTCGCTGTATGTCCGCAGCAGTTGGTGAAACAGTCGGGCATACACGGCAGAAAAAAAATGATTCGAACTGGCCGTGTTGAAAATAGCCTCGCCCACGGTCATTAAAAGCGAACCATCCGGTTCGTCCTTCAACTCGTCGATCCGGGCACACAACGCGGCAACCACTTCGTCATACGTCTTGTCCGTTATTTTGTTCAAGTCAGACCGGATGCCGTCCAAGTGTGCGTCAATGCCTTGCCGCTTCTTCAACTCCGTTGCTTGAAACGAGCGAATGGTTTCCCAGTCGTCTTCGGTTATTTCACTGGCCGCATTGCGGGGCTTTTTGCGGACAGCAGTGGCCACTGGGTCCTCGAGCTTGTCGCGCTTTGGAAAAACGGGCGTCTTAACATACGACGGCGCGCCCACTTGGTCGGCTATGCTCGATATCAAGTCTATCATTTGCTGCGGCAATTGACACTCAAATCCGTTCCATTTTATGGCCTCAAAATCAGAAATCTGATACACCGGCGTTATTTGCACCACTGCGTCTGTCATCAATGAATTCAGATTTGAAACTACTTGTATTTTGCGCGCTTTGTTTATATTCATTTCATCTAAAATAATTTTATGGTGGTAGGTGCCTTTTTTTAAGCCGAGTGCATTTGGGTTTAAACTGATTTAAAATGATGCATGTCCATTAATGCATAAAATAAACAATGGGCAACGACTGTTGGAATCAACTGACGATTACATGCGAAAAATCGGCCGATGAGTTGAACGACCTTATCACAAATGAAATACAATACAAACCCAACGATCAGTGCGATGAAAGCGTGCACAATGAGCATGTCCGAATCATCGCGCGCGGCAAACGCGGCATTAAGGTGGACATGTACACCAAATGGCGCCCTAACATTGCATGGTTGAACGGGTTGTTGGACAAATACCCCAATTGCTGGGTAAAGAATGAATGGGACGAAGAGGGTGGAATGGCAGGAGTTTGGGTCGGATTTGTGGACGAATCCGGTGAAAAACAAGTGCAGGAAATGTGTTGGAGAGATTTGTGCATAGAGGAAAAGGTGTATTTTTTTAAGGATCATTACATTGTCCAATCAACCGGGTCGGACCAATAAAATAAATAATTGAAAATGGCTTAAATACACCGTCGCATTCTGAAACAGCGCCCCCATTTAAGAATTATGACCGCACCCCCTCCCCCCACCACCCCGGCCCGTGAATTTGAGGCGTGGGAAGATATACCCGAATTGAACACGCAGTTAATGCGTGGCATATATGGCTATGGTTTTGAGAAGCCGAGCCCCATTCAACAGAAATCCATTCTGTCTATCATTGACGGCCGCGATGTCATTGCCCAGGCGCAGTCGGGCAGCGGCAAGACCGGCGCGTTTGCAACCGGCGTGTTGAACCGAATGCGGCTGGACGTGAAGCAGCCGCAGGCGCTCATCATTGCGCCGACCCGCGAGTTGGCCAAGCAGATTCACGACGTGGTGAAAGACCTGGCGACCCAAATGACGGGTCTCAACGTGCAGCTCCTCATTGGCGGAACATCCACCGAGGACGACGTCGCCGATTTGAAGGCCAACGGGCCGCAGGTGCTCATTGGTTGCCCTGGTCGCGTGCACGACATTTTGCGCCGTCAGCCCGCGATTGGGCGCGGAATGCAGATCCTTGTGTTGGACGAAGCCGACGAAATGCTGTCGGCGGGGTTCAACGAGCAAATTTACAACATTTTTCAGCAGCTGAACACGAACGTGCAGGTGTGCTTGTTCAGCGCGACGATGCCGTCGGAGTTGCACTCGCTGTCGGACAAGTTCATGCGCGACCCGGTGCGCATCCTGGTGAAAAGCGAGATGCTGACGCTGGAGGGCATCAGCCAGTTTCACGTGGCTCTGGAGACGGACCACGACAAGTATGCAACCCTGAAGGACTTGTTCACGCGCATTTCCGTGTCGCAGTGCATCATTTACTGCAACAGCATTCGACGCGTCAGCGATTTGGCGGAGGCCATGATGAACGACGGGTTTCCCGTGTGCTGCATTCACAGCGGCATGGAAAAGGAGGTGCGCGACAAGGCGTACCAAGAGTTCCGAAGCGGGGCGCACCGCGTGCTCATTTCGTCCAACGTGACGGCGCGCGGCATTGACATTCAGCAAGTCAGCACGGTCATCAATTTCGACATGCCGCGCGACGTGCACACGTACTTGCACCGCATCGGGCGTTCCGGGCGCTGGGGTCGCAAAGGCAGCGGCGTGAATTTTGTGACGCGCCGCGATTTCCGCAAGCTGAAGGAGATTGAGTCGTATTACGGCACGTCGATTCCGGAGCTGCCCGCCAATTTCGGGCTGTTGTAAACCAACAAATTCGTTAGTTCAATCAAACTGAGTTCAAATCAAATTTAATTAAATATTTTCATTTAATTAAATCACACACATGTTATTGTTGCCTTACTTTCCGCTGGCCACCGTGTTGGTGGGCATGTTTTCAATGACTTATGTCAAATGCCATGAATTCGATTGCACGGATGTCATGCACGACATGCTGAACTGCGATGCATGCTCGTGCTATGAAGACGGCGGATTCGGATGCTTTTGCTGCACCGTGTGCCATGACCCACCAACGTGCGACGACCAGCTGTATGACGACTCCTCCGAAGCGTTTCGTCAACATTATTATTCCAAAAAGTCGTGAAACAGCTTGTCGACATACATGGGCTGTAGCTGTGGATTATACAAGTAGCAGTTGCATTTTCCATTCGCGTGATAACTGCCGTAGCGACCGCCGCCACAATTGCAGTATCCGGGTGCGGGCTCCATTGGATTCGGCGTGAACATGCACCACTCTTTTGGATATCCTTGCTCCACGCATGCCGACCAATTCTCATATCCCTCCTCCATTTTTGTCTGTTGTGTGTAATTGTACCGCGCAATGTAGTAAATCAACAGCGCAAATAGACCCCATTTCATGTAAGTTTGCATTTTTTTTATGTTAATATTATATTTTTTTAGGATTTATCATGGCTCATGTTATTAGTTTGAAGATTTGTTTGAACGCATTGGCCTTTTTGGGTTTTTTCTTCTTCGTCTTTGTGTTCGCCTTCTTTGTGCTCAACTTTATGCTTTTTGTGGGGCTCTTGCTTGGACTCTTGATTGGACTCTTGCTTGGACTCTTGCTTGGACTCTTGCTGGGGCTTTTCTTGACGCTTTTCACTACGCTTTTCTTAACGCTTTTCGCATTCGGCGATTTTTTCACAGTCAGTTTGTTATTTTTCAGATCATACGTGTGTTCAAAATACTCCATCGGCGAATACTTCAAAAACCATTCCTCATACACGGGGTCGTTGTGGTTTAGCTCCTGGTATTTCTCGGCCTTCATGGCCTTAATATCGTCCAGCGTTTCCTGCTTGCCGTAGCACGTGATTCCAAACCGCCGCAACAATCCGCTGCGTTTCAAACGATTGCGCTGCTGAATGTCATACAAGTGCTTGCACATGCACAGAATGCGCCCCGCATTGTAATACGGTTTGTCCGTGTAAATCATGGCCAAATACAGGCTCAACATGGTGTCCGTGCTGGCAATGCGCACCTGCTTTTTGCCAACTTGTATAACGTTGTAGCTGTGGCACGCAACCGGCTTGTAAATGAACGCAACTGACACTTTGCCCACCGTGATCTCGTAGTGCTCGGGCACGATTTCACCGATGCCCGAGTGTTGCGTGATGACCACGTCCTTGAAGTCGTTGTCTTCCAGCCGCTCCTTCATCTTGCGAGCGCTGGCCTCGGGGTCCACCGACAGCACGTCAAAGTGGGGTATTTGTTGAAACATGGCCTTGTCCGACCCGGGCAAATACTTTGCATAGTGCGAAATGGCGTATCCGCCGAAAAACACCAGGTCTTCGTCGATGCACACATTGCGCACCGCGCGAAACATGCGCACCTCGTCGTTCTCGTTTGTTGTGCCTGTTGTGCCATCAATTTCGTCCGCCGTGGGGCTTTCCTTGAAGTGCTTATGGTTCTTGTTGTTGTTGTTCTTATTATTATTATTGTGATTGTTCTGCCTCGGCGTTTGGAACGGCTTCATCAATTTGTCCGGCGTGCACCCCTCGGCTTTCAGCGGATGGTGCTTGTTCAACAACGCCAGCCGCTTGCTGACTTTTTCCCAGCGCGACACGTCGCCTTCTGGGCGCGACAGCTCCAAATACATGCCCATGCGCAACAGGTTCGGCGGCGCATACAGGATGCCGTCCACTTTAACTGCGTCCGCTTTAATGTTTTTGAACAGCGTGGGGTCCAGCTGCGTGATGTCCGCAATGCCCACGAAATTCACAAACACCTTGTACGTCCCGTGATGCATGCCCGACTTGGCCTCCACCTCCGAAAACCCGTTCTCGTAAAACTCGTCGGCCAGGTCCTTGGCGTGCGCCAGTGCATTGGGCGAATAAAAATCGTAATCCGGGATCTCCGTCTTTTTGTCGTAGAACTGCGCCTCCTCCGGCAAAATGTTGTTGATTGCCGTGCCGCCATAACACACCAGCTCCTGCTTCTTTATGAAACGCTCCACAATGGCAATGATGTCCTTCATTTTGGGGTCGCTCGTTTTTTTAGCGCCAATCTTGGCCTCTATGTTTTCAACCGCCTCTCGAACCAGCTCTTGCTCCAAATCATCCAACGTTTTGGTGTTGGGCCGGTTGTCTTTCATTCTTTGTGTATCACTATACACTCTTCCTAATATAAATAAATTTTGAAATTAATTTATCAGCGTGATGCGTGGATTTTGCAATCCCCCACACCATCAACGCACATTCGGCAGATTCAACGCATTTGTCATCAGCGACACGGCTGCAGTGGATGCCAGCAAAAAGAACGCCGCGCTAAACACAATCGTGCGATCAAACGCAGTCATTTCATACTTGGCCCACGGATTGAACCGCACCAGCAAAAACGCGATGATGAAATACTTCAACACCGAATTTAGCGTGTCCAAATAAGCGGGCGCCACTGTCGCAATGCCCAGCAGAGCCACTGCATACAATGCATACCAGGCATACAACAATGCATAGTAAAATTTCTTTACCCAATCCTCTTTCATTGTGTCGCGTTTAAACAATCGTAATATTATTTATTTGTAGTGTAATAGGTGCCAAAATTCATTCAAACTTTAAACCTTTAAACTTCAAACAATGAATCTGGAACTCTCCAAATTCGATATGCGCTCCATCAGCTTTAGGCCGGATGAAAACAAGGGCCCCGTCATCGTCCTCATCGGCCGCCGTGACACCGGTAAAAGTTTCCTCGTGCAGGACCTCATGTTCCACCACCAGGACATCCCCATCGGCACCGTCATCTCCGGAACCGAGGCCGGCAACGGCTTCTTCGCCGCCCACGTCCCCAAGCTCTTCATCCACGACGCTTACAACACCGCAATCATCGAAAACATCCTCAAGCGCCAAAAGGCCGTCCTCAAGCAAGTGAAAAAAGAAATTGAAACCTACAAACGCTCCAACATCGACCCCCGCACCTTTGTCGTCCTCGACGACTGTCTCTACGACAACAAATGGACCAAGGACGTCATGATGCGCCTCCTCTTCATGAACGGGCGTCATTGGAAGATCATGTTAGTCATCACAATGCAATATCCTCTCGGTATTCCGCCCAATTTGCGCACGAACATTGATTACGTGTTTATCCTGCGCGAGCCCTACATCGCCAATCGCAAACGCATCTGGGAGAATTACGCAGGCATGTTCCCCACATTTGAGAGCTTTTGTCAGGTGATGGACCAGTGCACCGAGAATTTTGAGTGCTTGGTCATCAACAACAATGCGAAATCCAACAAACTGCACGAACAAATCTTCTGGTACAAGGCGCAACAGCACGGCCCGTTCAAGTTAGGCTCTAAGGAATTCTGGGAAATCTCCAAAGATTTGCACTCGGATGATGAAGAGGAGTCGTACGACCCGAAAAACTCGGGTAAAAAGGGGCCCAAAATCAACGTAAAAAAGAGCAAATGGTGAAAAAAGTGTCCTTGCGCTAACAAAAGCGCTCCTCCAATCGGCGTAGCAAGATTTCATAAACCCCGTTTTCAAAATATAAAAGCGCATTTCATACTCCGCATAAACATTTGCTTTTACAATATCAGCTCCGCCATTAGAGGATTTTGATGGTGGAAAAAAGACAAGGCGCAAACCAAACAAAAAACGTAAACACTCAAAGAAAACACGGCGTCATTAAAGATGGATGCATTTGGCGGCCTTGGTCATGATGACCTTGCCCGGGGTTTCGGTGCACCGCACATGCTTTCTCACCAAGTAATTGACGCCCACGTTTTGCAGGTTGCGAACACCCGGCGCAGCGCGTTCTTTGACCAGCGTGGCTGCGCGTCGAATCGCGTCGGCATCAATTGTGCCCGCTTTCGCCGTGTTCACAACCACCGCGTGCGCGCTGGGGAAGTCTTTCAGATGGAACCACATGGCGTGCTGTGGCGCCTTTTTAACCAGCGCGTCATTCTCGGCCTGGTTTGCGCCTATATAAATTTTATAGTCGCCGTTGAATATCTCGGTATACATTGTTTTTCTGTTCCGAATATAAACACCTTACATTTTAAATCAATTTTTCACTGCATTACATTAATACATTGATTTAAAAATTGAATGATTTATTCATTCAACACAATATCAAACAACATCAAGACTAACAACATGAATTTCCTTCGAAGAATGTTCAACGCTCCAGCCATGAATGCAATCGCACCTACCAAATTAGGAAGGTGGCATTTGCACTATGACCCCAAAATCGTGCACTCCAAAGTCGACCAAGCCAATGAAGACCACTGCGGATGCTGTCATGTCCCACCACAAGAAAAACAAACCAGGCAACGGCAAAGACCTGATTTTCATTGATCCGAAGTACTACCGGCCCACTGAAGTGGACGTGCTGTGGGGCGACGCGTCCAAGGCGGCGCGCGTGCTGGGATGGCGCCCGCTGACCTCGTTCAAGCAACTGATTGCAGACATGGTGCAACAAGATACGCAGACGCTGCATGTGGTCATTTAACCCCTTCGGGATTTGGATTTGTTGGATTTGTTGGTGGGATGATGCGGGTTGAGTGTCCTGGTTTTGCGTCGCCGACCACCTGCCCTTTTTGGGTGTGCGGTTGCGGTTTCTGTCATCTCAACAATTGCATTATTCAATTTTTCATAGATGGCCATCACTCGTTCAAGTTCAGGAGGATCTTGGGATGTAAATTCGGGCATGTAATTTTTATAAAATTTAAGTTCATCCTCGTAATATCTTTGTTTTTTGTATTTGCTGGGCGACAAAACCTTTTCAATCTTTCCAAGCAACCCTAATAAATCGCGGTTTTCATCAACATTATGTGGGTTCAGCCATTTTTTCATGTCATTAATCAGCGAAGAAGAGTTATAACTCACTATTTGTGTGAGAGGGTTACTTTCTTCTGCAGAAGATGCGGTTCGTTTGCGTTTTGAAGGCATTGCAGATTTTGAAGGCATTGCAGATTTTAAAGGCATTGCAGATTTTGAAGGCATTGCAGATTTTGAAGGCATTGCAGATTTTAAAGGCATTGCAGATTTTGAAGGCATTGCAGATTTTGAAGGCATTGCAGATTTTAAAGGCATTGATTCTGTGCAAACAACCTCAACAGGGATGACATTCACCAAGGGGTTTCTGCATGTGGGACAATCATTCAATTTAATTGCACACGAATGGCACAATGTATCTTTCACAGCAACGCACGTGGGGCATTGTGGACCGAGCAACAATGACAGTGTACACGCCAACGGGTTTATAAACAAATATTGTTCGCCTTTATCATGGCATATCATGCACACCTCTAGTTCTCGCGTCCCAACCTGACCGTGATCCAATATAGATGAAATTCTATCCAGTATCGGATGAAGTTCCTTTAACGGTCTGTGTACCTGCTTCATATCATTGAGAATTAAAATCAAAGGTTGAAATTGATCATTTATAAAAAAATTTTGAAATTTATACATTTGTGTCGATTTGTTCATCTTAGAAACAATAGCGATCTTCGTCGTCTCTATGCGCATATTAGACAACAAAACGTTTAATGCAATAAGTCGTTGAATGCGACGTTCATCCACATCATCCACATCATTCATATCAAATATCGTTCTAAAATCATGAATAGGGGGATTAGTGAACATTTCATGAATGCAACCCAAATTCAAAATCCACGAAATGCGCGAGATCTTGGAATCGGAATACATTGGGTTGGACAAACACAATTCGCGGAAATGGATATGATCCTGATCCCGGAAGAACCAAACAATATCGGTGAATTCACTGATTATTGCATCCATTACATCCCATTTAGGTGATTGAACCGGTTTAGGTTTATTGAGACGCGTGCGATTATACATGAGATAATACAATGCAGTAGGACCAAAAAAGTTTGCTATTTGTGTAAAATGTGATTGTTTAAAAACCGTGTCAAGTTGTGGTGCGGATGGATCGGAAGTTTCAAAACCAAAACCAATACATACTTTTTTTTGCAATTCGGTCATGTATTTCTTGACATAGACATATGGTTTGCGTTTAAATTGTTCAATGACATCGTTAAACGACATTCGGAGGTTAGCTCCAATATCATGAAGGAATTGTGTAAACGTTTCAGTAAAAGATTTGCCCAATAATGACAAACATTCGTCCAACTGTTTTTTTGTTTTGCATTCTCCTACAGTTTCTAGTATTTTCAGTATAATCACATCAGTACAAACGCTGAAATATGCTTCATTGACAACGTAATGCGATCTAAACAAATTATAAACCCAACTCATTTTTGAAATTTATATATATTTATATTTATATTGTTAATTTTGATGCAATGTTGAAAAAATTGAATTAAATCATACCTTTGTTTGAATGATATACAAACAAAATCATTCAACTCAATCAAACCAATGTTGAAATCATTCTTGAACAAGAAGCACGCGCTCACCATTTTAACGGATGCGGAGTTTGAGGCGCTGCTACCGCAGCTGGCCGCCGAACTAGCGGCGCATGGTGTGCTGCGCGAAACGTATGCCGACGTGGATATACAGAAGGACTGGGCTTTGCTCTTACGCAAGAATGCAAGAAATTCAAAAACGAAAATGGCAAGAGAGGCAACAACAGCGCAACTATGCACAAACCAAATGAATGAAAAAGCTTGACAATATAAACTATTTTTTTTCAGTTGTAAAGCACTTGCAGTTCCAGCGCAATGGAGTAGTCGTTCCCGTTGGTGGGAATGACGTTGCCGAACTTGTCCAGCAGCCGGATGGTGAGCTTTTCGAGACGCACCGGCCCCAGATACTCGCGCGTCTTGAACGTCGTGTCGCCGCCCGTGTCGTTGATGACAATGAGATCATCGTTCCCGATTGGGATTCGTCCCAGCAGGTTGACACCCAAGTAGGAATCCCCCGTTTGCGCGATGATGCTGTTCGTTATGAAGTTCTTGTTGTAGTCGTCCACGTCCACGTACATGTAGTTCCAAAGCGAGTTGCTGCCATACGCGGCTTCGGCCGTCAAATACGCGTAATACGTGACGGCCGGCACGGAATTGATGGAGTTTATGACCGTGTTGGCCCAGGTGCGCTCATAGACGGGTTTCTTGAACCCCATCATCCATCCCGCCGTCTTGCTAATCGACTTGATGTTGGCATTGTAGTACTCCTTCAAGTGTTGCTGCTTCAATCGTTCAAATTCGCAGTCGTCAATGCAGTCGGCGTAATATTTGTCGTACTTGCTGATGTTGTCAAATATCACGGTATACGCCAGATTTGGGCTGTTGGTTTGATTCACCGCCGAATAAGTCTGCGACAGCGTGAGTTTTCCAGTGTAAGCATCAAACGACATCTGGAAAAACTCCATGCCATTCTGCGTGTTTTGGAACAAGTTGTTCATGATTTGCACGAATTGGGCGCTCGTGTAATTGCCGTCCGGAATGACAATTTCATTCACGTAAACCTGGGATGGGGTGTATGACCCGAAATTGATTCCTGTCATCACAACCATGAACCGGTTGGTTTTGGTGGCTTCCGAAAAGGCGTACCACATGTTCGGGATTTGCAAGGAGGCGATCTTCATGGAGACCACGTTGTCAACGGGATACGGAAGCACCCAGGAGGCATTAGTGGCGCTGCTCGTGTCGTATTTTGTGCGAAACAGCGTGTCCATGGAGAGAAGCCGTTTGATAACCCGGCGCTCAATCGGATTCAGCACGCCGGTTGGAAATTTGTAGTTGTAGGCGTTGATGACGGGGGCGATGTTTCGTTTGGCATACGCGCCGCCTTCATTGACCTCGGACTCGCGGTGGAATGCGCTGGCATTGGACGGCGGAGTGGAATAATTGATGCTGAGCGTATTTTGGTGCTGCGGCGGTTGAAGGGGTCGATACGCTGCCGGTTCTCGGTCAAATTCGGACACATCATGCGGCTGCGTTCGTTCCCCTATTTTTCTTGTGATTATCTCTCGGCATCGCGTGAAGAATTGCGTGTAATCCTGAAAATCCGCAACCTGCAGCAGTGCGTCGGCGGTTTTGGCGTCCGCTTCCGCCATGGTGCAACCATTGGGGTTAAGACTAAACAAGGCAAATATTTCAGCATGCGTGTAGTTATTTACATCCAAATCCAATTGTTGCGACATCGTGTCAATAACGCATACTATTAAACGATATTTATATTGCATGGAAATTACACATTCCATGCCATAAATTCCATGCCATAAATTCCATGCCATAATAACAAAATTCGAATTCTTAAAAGTCGGTTGCTCAGTCCACATCTTCAAAATTTGAAGTTGCGGCGGCTGAATCCGTGGGTGGATGCGTCAACGTCGAAAGACCGCGGTCCGACTGGTCCGGGTTCAGCACCACGTTCTCGGCATTGAACAGCTGGTTGCGAATGTCGTCGACATTCAGCTCGGAGCCGTCGGCGGGCTCCGGGTCCACCGCAAAATCGGTGCCGGTGGTTTGCGACACGCCCACCAACTCGCCTTGCTCGTTCAGCGTCTGCGTGAGCTTGTTGCCGCTCTTTTCTGCCAACTTCTTGTTCTCATCAATCGCCTTCTGCTTGGCTTCCTTCACGCGCTTGTCGAACTCCGACTTCGCGTGCTCCTCGTTCTTCTTCTTCTCGCTCATGAGCTGGTTCAGCGTGTCCTCCATGTACTCCACGCGCCCGGTCTTGTAAGCCTCGGGGTGGAAGGGCACCCACAGTCCCACCGGGCCCACAAACACGTCGTGATTCGGGTCCACCTCGCGCAGCATCTTGCAACGCAGCTCGGCCTCCTTCTGCGAGGGAAACACGCCGCGCACCTTAATGCCGCGCACCGAGGTCTGGAACTCGTGCTTGGTGCCGAACTCCTCGTCCAGTCGCTCCTCGTTCATGTCCAAGAACGACTTGTAGTCGTCCACAATGTCGGTTTTTGCAATGAGCTCCTTCTCCGACTCCTTGAACTGCTGGAAGTCCTCGGTCAGCTTGTCGAACTTGACGCCGTACTTGTAAGACACGAAATTAAGAAACTGCATGAACTTGTCGGTTGACTTGTGGATGTCCCAGTGCTCCACAAACTTTTGAAAAAAGAAGTGCTCGCGCTGCTGGATGATGTGCTCCGGGGAAATGAAGGACAAGCACGCGAACTTTTGACCCGCAATGGGCTTGTCCTCGTCCAGCAAGTCCACGTATTTAGGGTTTACGGTTCCGTCGGGCTGGGTTTGCAGGGTGACGCCCTTGGGCGGTTGTGATGATTGGTCGGCCATTGTTTTATGTGCAACGTGTTTAATATTTCGGATTTGATTTTAAGCCCATTTTTGAACAATTGCATTAAAATTAAAAATTCATGTTAATTCTGCATTCATGGTATTGAAAATGCAAAAACCATCAAATTGATTATTTTTTTCTTATTGAATTATATAATCAATCACAAACAAAATGATCGGCGGTGTTCTGGATTTAGGCGAGTTGGTCAAACGCGCCATTAAGTATTTGGTGGAAGGCGCGCTGGTCGCCCTTGCCGCTTACTCCATCCCCCAGCGCAAGCTGAACCTCGACGAAATCGGTCTCATTGCCCTTGTTGCCGCTGCCACCTTTAGCATTTTGGACACCTACGTTCCCACTCTGGCCGTGTCTGCCCGCAGCGGTGCCGGGTTCGGAATCGGCGCCAACCTTGTTGGCTTCCCCGGCAACGTGCTCAAGGTTTAAGCCACAAATTGATTCACTGAACTGAACGATTGAGAGAAATTGCATTATTAAAAATAATTTATATAATGCAATTTTATAAATTAAATTGCATTGTATTAAATGGCTGCACCTGGAAGAGTAGAAGCATATCAGGCGTGGTTGCAAGGCAGACAAGGTGATGCGGTTGACAACAGTCGCGAGCACATAATCGATCTGGCGATGAATAACATAGTGTCAGGCATAGACAGTACTCTTTTCGAAACGGCAATCATCGAGGATTGTGAAGCAGCATCGTGGATGTCTCAAAATATTTCAAAACTTGCATCAGCCGCCGGGAGGTTCAGACAATTTTTGATTGATATACTGACTGATGAAATCAGGTATCTAACAGCTGTCACAGCAGGAACCCAACAAGATGACAAAAAAGCAAGACCTACAATTGAACGAATGAATGCAATGATTCAAATATTGAAAAATCCACAACCAGTGGCACTAGCATCAGCGGCACCAGCATCAGTGGCACCAGCACCAGTGGCACCAGCACCAGTGGCACCAGCACCAGTGGCACCAGCACAAGCACCACTCGCATCAGCGGCACCAGCACCAGTGGCACCAGCACAAGCACCAGCACCTGCATCATCGGTAGACCCACGATTGTTTCGATTGTTGGAGATAGTGGATGCACAAGTTGGCACGATGTCTAGTGCGGATTATGTTGATGCAATGAATGCTCTTATGAGTTTGTACGAAAACCCAAAAAAACCACAAGGCGGTTTTACCCGACGAATCAAAAACTCCAAGAAGTCCAAGAAGTCCCGGAAGTCTAGGAAGTCCAGGAAGACGAAGTCTAGGAAGACGAAGTCTAGGAAACACTAAAAATAAAAATAAATATGCGCATTATATCATAATTTGTATTATACAATGCCAAAAACATACACGCAGTGCCGAGAGACCAAATGCACTCCAAATAAGGTAATGGAAAAGGAACGCGCCAACTACATGCAAACGCTGAAACGCAAGTGTTCGCTGGCAAAGAATCCATCCAATCAAGCCATTCAGGCTTACTCTACATGCGCAGCGAATCATTACAATGGGTCGCGTTTAAAACCGATGGACGCTAAACAGGCCAAGTGCTTGAAAAAGAATTGCGACCACTTGATTCGTGTGGGGGGAAAGAAGAGAAGCGCGAAGAAGCGTAGCAAATAGTTGTTGCCGATGTAATATTTAAGGGGGGGTAAGGGGGTTTAAGGGGGGACGCATGTCCCCCTTTTTCAGATGGTGGGAATAAATTCCCAGTTGAGCTCTTCGCAAATCTTCTTCCATATTTCATCCTGTTCGATGCGTTTCTCTCGGTCTTTCAGCATGGGAAAGTACGGCAGAAACTCGCGCTGGTTCAGCAGCTCGCACAGCTTATACACGGTGTAGTAATAATTCAAAAAGTTGACGCGGTCTTCCGGGCAGAACTTGGCATACGGCCCCTGAATCTCCATGAAGAGGTTGCACAGCGTTTCCTCTAGTTCGGGCGACATGACGGGCGGCTTGATGCCCAGCTTCTCCTTGATGAACGGAATGTGCTCGTAATACTTGTTGTATCCCAGCTTCTTCAAAATCTCCTTCGCCTTTTTGTCCGTGAGTTGCGTGTGCAGGTCAATTCTCTCTTTTTTAATCTGATGCTTTATGTTTTCCAGGACATCCGGTGGAATCTGCGTGGTCTCCTTGGCCTGGAACTGCGCGAGAATTTCTTTGAAGTGGTTGATGCGCTTGTAAGCGTAAAAGCACGCCTCTTTGGGCGGCTCCTTGTAAGACGGCTTCTCGTTCTCCACCAGGAAGCTCACGTGGATGGAGCAGTTGTTGCACACCATGATGCCCTCGTTGTCGACCGGAATCATTTCGCCGGCGTGGCAGTAGCGGCACACATCCGTGGCGAACACATAGTGGTTGATGTCAATGTAGGACGGGTCCAAATTGGTCAGATATCGTTGCACGTTGCTCTGGTTCATGCGCTTCAGCTCATCCTCCTTCGAAACCGACTCCACTCGAAAAAAGTCGTTCAAGATTTTGGTTTTGTTGTTTCCATTGCAAATTTGCTGCTTGTTTTCAAAGTAATCGAATATGATTTCATTGTTGTCCAGGTAATAATTTTTGCACTCTTGCTGATGCTCGCGAATGGCGGTTCGCAGTTCATTGATCCGTTCCCGCAATTCAACCGGATTGGAGGGGCTCAATAGAAGCTGCTGTTTCAAACCCCGTTTTTCTTTCATGAGTCGGGGAATGGTTTCCGTCTTCAGTTTTGCAATCTTGGCTTGATGCTCTCGATGCTTGCTGTCCAGTGTCACAATGCTCTTTTCATCTAGGACTATTTTCTTATTTGTTTTCTGTTTGAACGAGTTATTGGGGGGCGACATGCAATCAAGTTATGTGGTTGTGGTTGTGGTTGTGGTTATTTGTGATTGTGGGTTGTGCAAATGATTGATGGGGGGAATGAACGGATGCAATACAGTTTATATAATTCATGCATTTAATATATTATTTAGCGTAATGTTAATGACATATTATTTATCATTTTATAATATTTAGGAAACCGGTGGTTCCAAGTGTCAGTCAGAATGGCGACTCAAATTGCATTGTCGGAGGACGAACTGGCCAAAATGTCATTTTTTTTCAAACAATTGGAACACAAATGGTGCATAAAAAAACGTAAAAATGCATATGTTTTGAAAAAAAAAGACGGAACCAAATTAACTTACACTTCCGCATATTTAGCAAATCATTGTGCAATGAACGACAAGCCGGGTCCGGAATTGATCAAACGAACGCAACTCTTAACATTTTTGCACAACGCTCTGGAGGATGGATGGAATATTAAGAAAAAAAGGAAGCCCAGCCCATCCAGCCCATCCAGCCCATCCAGCCCATCCAGCCCATCCAGCCCATCCAGCCCATCCAGCAGTTACGTGTTTATAAAAAAACACAATGGGGAATACAAAATGTATGAAGACGACGAATATTTGACGCAGTTTATGAAACGGAACATTGGTTTGCAGTGTCAATGAATGAGCAAGTTATAAGCGCCGCGTGCATGTGATGGTGGAATGTATTAAACTGTGCAATTCAAGTTTAATTCATTTGTTTTTCCGAATTTTTTTTCTTTAGGCATATTATAACCAACAACAACAAAATGGGAGGTGGATTGATGCAACTTGTCGCCTATGGCGCTCAAGACGTTTATTTGACTGGTAATCCTCAGATTACCTTCTGGAAGGTTTCCTACAAGCGCTACACCAACTTTGCCATGGAGTCCATTGAGCAGACCTTCAACGGCCAGGCCGATTTCGGTCGCCGTGTGACCTGCACCATTTCCCGCAACGGTGATTTGGCCTACCGCACTTACCTTCAGGTTACTCTCCCCGAGATCAACCAGCAGATGAAGGGCTCCGCCCAGGACGGCGTGTACGCCCGTTGGCTTGACTTCCCCGGTGAGCAGATCGTCTCTCAGGTTGAGGTCGAGATCGGTGGCCAGCGCATTGACCGCCAGTACGGTGATTGGATGCACATCTGGAACCAGCTTACCTTGACTGTTGACCAGCGCCCCGGCTACTTTGCCATGGTTGGAAACACCACCCAGTTGACTTACATCACCGACCCCTCTTTTAACGATGTTGACGGTCCTTGCCAGGCCACCGCCCCTCGCCAGGTGTGCGCTCCCCGCAATGCCCTCCCCGAGACCACCCTCTATGTTCCCTTCCAGTTCTGGTACTGCCGCAACCCCGGTCTTGCCCTCCCCCTCATCGCCCTTCAGTACCACGAGGTCAAGATCAACCTTGATATCCGCCCCATTGACGAGTGCTTGTGGGCCGTCGGTTCTCTGAACTGCCAGCCTGCTTCCTCCGGTGGCAAGGTTGTCACTGCCTACAACCAGTCCCTCGTCGCTGCCTCTCTCTACGTTGACTACGTCTTCTTGGACACCGATGAGCGCAGGCGCATGGCCCAGAACCCCCACGAGTACCTCATCGAGCAGCTCCAGTTCACTGGTGATGAGTCCGTCGGTTCCTCTTCCAACAAGATCAAGCTCAACTTCAACCACCCCGTTAAGGAGCTCATCTGGATCGTCCAGCCCGACAGCAACGTCGACTACTGCTCTTCCTTCGAGTGCAGCCAGCTCCTCTACGGTCTTCTCGGTGCCCAGCCCTTCAACTACACCGACGCCGTTGATGCCCTTCCCAACGCCATCCACGCCTTCGGCGGCAAGGAAGCCACTGCTTTGACTTCCAGCTCCTTCATCAACAACAACATGTTCAACGATGCTGGTGCGGTTGACACTTCCGGCCCCGGCTGGTGGAACGGCCCCATTGACGCCAATGGCGTGCCCATCGGCGCCAGCCAAAACTGGTACTCTGCCGTCAACTTTGCTGGCCCTTCGGGACCAAATGGTCTTCAAACATTCCCTTATGGTCCCAACGGCGCAGCAATGCCCGCCGGCTACGAGGTCAACTCCGGTGTTTCTGATGCCGGCGCCTTCGTCCTCGCCGAGACCGCCCTCATCCTGCACTGCTGGGGCAACAACCCCGTTGTCACCGCCAAGCTCCAGCTTAACGGCCAGGACCGCTTCTCTGAGCGTGAAGGCTCCTACTTCGACACCGTGCAGCCCTACCAGCACCACACCGCCACCCCCAACACCGGCATCAACGTGTACTCCTTCGCCCTGCGCCCCGAGGAGCACCAGCCCAGCGGCACGTGCAACTTCTCCCGCATTGACAACGCCACTCTCCAGCTTGTTCTCTCCAACGCCACTGTTGAGGGTGTCAAGACTGCCAAGGTTCGTGTCTATGCCACTAACTACAACGTTCTCCGTGTCATGAGCGGCATGGGTGGTCTCGCCTACTCCAACTAAACGCATTATGCTCACAATTTTTCATGTTATTTATTTGATAATATGAACAACAACCAATAGGGGTGTCAAGGTCGTTGACCACACCCTTTTTAATTATGAACAAAGGTAGTCCATAAAATGTCAACCCTTTGCACCCCACCATTGGTGCTGTCAACACCTGTTGACGGCACGAAAACATTACAAATGGTGGTGTAGATACTATGGACATCGCGAAAATAATCCATTTATTATAAAATTCAAAAATAATATAAAGGTGATGTAATACGTGATATTACATCACACACAATGCAATACAATGGACACATTTTCAAAGAAGCCGGAAGCAAATTAAAATGCATTTGAATGCGCATTTAGTAAAGGTGCGTTCAGAATGAATGACTGACAATGCCAATGCCAATGCCAATGATTTTATTTAGCAAAAATAAAAAAATATAATATTGTTCATATTTATATCCATAATTGCATTCATATTTACACCAACATGGAGTTGAGAATTGAGATTAAGAATGATAGACAACGAAAGGCATTTGATGCATTGATGGAACAGTTAGGTCCTGCAATTGACGAGGTTAAAAGTCTAACGCGAGACGTGCGTGATGTCAATGGAAGAGTCTCTGGTTTTCACAAAGATTTATCGGAAGGAAAAGTGCGTCCTCCGCATTTGCAACAACGATTTCTGGAAAAAAAAGGAGGCATGCATAAAAGAGTTCCCGCTACCAAGGAGGCACGCGCCGCACTTGCTGCAAGTCTTCGGGTACAACTCAGTCCGCCGGGAAGTCCGCGAGGAGCAGCAGCTCGTCCGCGTCCGGTCAGTCCGGGCAGAGGAGCAGCAGCTATCGATTCCATTTCGCGTAGTCAGGCACAGATAATCTCCGATATCATGGCAGCCGGACCCCCCATTCGACCGGGCATGGAGAATGCGGCTGCTGCGCTCATGGCGCGCGATGATCGGGTTCGTATGGCACAAGGATTGCCTGACCCTGCCCCTGCTGCTGGTGCTCTTGCCGGCGAGGTTCCTTGTCATTTGAATCCGGTTTTGAGCTTTGCGATTGATGCTGTCATCGTTTTGGCAACATGTGCTGGAAGTTTTTACCTAATGGATGTGGGAACAAGTGTCCTGTCGAGTTTTTTTGACGCATTTAATTTTCAAGCGGCAGCGCGGGAGATATTGATGGCATTATACACTTCAATAAAAGCTGCTGGCACCCTTGTTGGGAATGCGGCTGGTGTAATAACTCCCATAGCCGGAGGTATTGTGAGTGAATTCGTGGGTGTTGCGACGTCAGCATCACACACTGTTCATAAAACATGGAAATTGGCGGCATTGGCTGCATGGTATAGATACATCACATTGGGAAATAGTGTTTCAGACGATTTAAATCAGTTCGTGGTGCAACCAGTTGTCGGCGCAGCCACCACTGTTGGCGGGTTGGCTCGTGGAGTGCGAACTCGTGCTCAGGCCGCGAGAGATGCAGTGGTAGCACGATATGCAGCCGAGGTTCAAGCACTGCCTAATCCAGTTCCGCTAACACAATCCATAACCCAAGCCGCTGCAACCGTGCAGACGCATAGAGAAAATTTAAAACGCAACCTGTGTTTGTTAATTGATAGAGTTGTGAATTCAAGGGCAGTGATAAAAGCTGGCGAAGCAAAAGCAGCAGTCGACAGAGTTCTTGCGGATCCGGAGTTTGATTTGCCTGCAGTAATGGGTAGAAGTGGTGGAAAGCACCGAAAGAGAACCATGCACAAGAGAAGCAAGAAGCATCACAAGAAGTCTCGCAAACACAGGAGTTAATTGTGCATTTGGGTTCCAATTTATTTTTATTTTTATTGAATCATTTAAATACTTGAATTATTTAAATCATTCGGTTGAACCAACCGAATCTGTTTAGACAGAAGACACCAAATTTTCAATTTCTATTCTTTTGAATATGTTTTTGTCAATCTTGTTTTTCAGTTCGGTTTGTTCGCTGATTTTTGCGCGCGTGATTTTCAATTTTGATAATTTTTCGCAGTTCAATTGTTCGCAAAGGGCGATGACGAATCCAATCGCAAGAGTCGCACCAGTGTTCATTATTGTTATTTCGATGTTGTTGGGTGATGTAGCCATCCAGTCATTGATGAACTTTATGATGAGCCCGCAGTCGGGTGTAATCGTTTGGCGAGGTTGGATGACGATGCTGTTCAGGTCGTGTCTGAGCTGTGACTTTAACACGTGCAATATATCTCTCAAATATTGTGCATTGTAACACAGCGGAACATCTGAGTCGCCCACCATTGCGTCATACAATGGCGAATATTGTTCCGGTTGATTTGGACTGATTTGATTTCCATTCGGAATAAACTTCACCATTCTACAATTGAAGTTGTGCAAGTAACATTCCCTTGAGGGGTGAATAAACCGAGGCATGCACACTGCTTCCCTGCATTTGAACAATTGTTGAACTTGTTGTTCCAGAACGGCCAACCGTTGTTTTGTTTCGCGCAATTCATTCCTCAATTCATCAACGGCATGGTCGTCTTCAATGAGTGGTGGAGCGCTAGGATGAGGGACGGCCACACGACTACAGTCAAACTCAAACACTATTTTCCCATTTTCAAGTTTCATTCTTCCGTTGCACCCAGTTTGAATCTGCGATAATAAATGGTGTGTCATTGCTGTTTTGCGCACATGTGCATGGGTGGGTTGTCATTTTATAAATCAATTTTTGCGAATTATTTGAATTTTTTTTTTCATGACAATTTGATTACACGAGTTCCTTCTTTTTGTTCGGAGGACGAAGATGAGGAAGATGAGGAAGATGATGACTGGTCCGATTTGACTTCGGGTGCAACATCCAGCATTGAAGAAGCTGCAGATTCGGTAGCAGGATGCAACTGCTCTTCAATTAATTCAGCAGCATTGGTGCCAGTTGCACTTGTTGGTGGGATAATCGGAGACACTGCTTGTTGCATCGACGGCATCATCATCATTGGTTGCGAGTGTGGCACCATCATCATGGGTTGTTGGCCCATCATGACCATGGGTTGTTGGCCCATCATGACCATGGGTTGCTGTTGTTGGCCCATCATCATCGGTTGTTGGCCCATCATCATCGGTTGTTGCATTTGCCTAGGCGAAGCGGGCTCAAGCGAAGCGGGCTCAAGCGAAGCGGGCTCATACATTGACGTGTATTCCGGCGACAGGTTTGTAAACGATAATTCCGACATGGGGATGGCATCTGCATCTTTTTGGGCTTGTTCGTCGCGAATGTCCTGCACTGCCAGCGCAAAGTTGTTGGCATACGGCATTTGTTTCAGCAAGTCGATGACAGCCTCTGCCTTGATTGGCACGCCGTCATTGTAATACAGCATTTGCGCATTCCAGCCCTCGGGATGTTCCGTCGGGTATTTGCCCCCGTGCTGTTGGACCGACCACATCTGCGTGGGCGCACCACGTTCGTCGCGCAGCAACGACTGGTAAATCTCTCCGCCGTTTGCCTCGAAATTCACAAAGTGCCATCCCATCGACTCGGCCTTTTCTGCGCCCGGTTCTTCTGATTCCCCCTCTTTGGTGGGGCGCAAGGCGGGACGGTTGTCGGCTTTGGGCGACACGGGCACGGTCGGCATTTTATTGCCAATCACCGCCTTGTTTTCGCGAATGAGGTTCGCCGGTCCGCCCAGTGTCAGCATGGTCGTGGAAAATGACATGGACGCGATTTGGTCAATGTTGTCCTCCGTCAGCACGCGCATCTGCACGTTCATGGCCTGCAGTTCCTGCATGAGCAGCTTGAACGCGTACGGCACGCGCACCACGCTGAAGCTGCGTCCGAATCGAGTCAGCTTCTCGATGTTGAGTGCCTGGTTGTCCGCCGACGTCAGCGTGTCGGCAAACTGAATGGGGCCGTCCGCAATCGGGCTCATGAAGAGGTTTTGCGCGGGGTTGTAAATGGCAATCATGCCCGATTGGTTGCACACCGCCATGTAATACTCGTCGCCGCGTTCCAGCATGGACTGCCGCAAGAAGTACGCCGCCCCGTGCGCAATGACGCCGTCGCGCTCCATTTCACCGATGCGCAAGCCGCCGTCATTTGCACGCCCCTGCACCGTCTGCCGCGTCAACACAGTGCGCGGACCGCGCGTGCGGTAGTTGATCTTGTCCTTCACCATGTGCTTGAGACGCATGTAGTACGTGGGCCCCATGAAAATCTGGCTCTCCATGCGCTCGCCCGTCGTGCCGTTGTACAACAGTTGCGTGCCGCTGTTGTGGTAGCCCAGCTCCGTCAGCATTTTGCCGAACACTTGGTGTTTTGAGCCGTGGTTCACAAACGCGGTGCAGTCGCCGAACCCCCCCTGCAGCACGCACGCCTTGCCCATGAGCGTCTCCACCAGCTGCCCGATGGTCATGCGCGTGGGCAGCGCGTGCGGGTTTATAATCAAGTCCGGGCGTGTGCCGTCTTCCGCAAACGGCATGTCCTCTTCCGGTATAATGAGCCCCACCGTCCCCTTTTGTCCGGCGCGCGAGCAGAACTTGTCGCCGATGCCCGGCATGCGCTCCTCGCGGATGCGCACCTTTGCCAGCCGCTTGCCCGACGCCTCGTCCGTGATGAACGTGCGGTCCACGACGCCCAGCTGCCCCTTCTTCGGGAACACGCTGGCGTCCTCCATCTGGGGTTCGTCTGTGTTTGCAAGCCACTGCTCCGTCACGCGACCGATGACCGCCTTCTTGTCGTCCATTTCCGTGTTTTCTTTGATCAAGCCGAAGCGGTCCAATTCACTGTAATCGCCACCCGGTTTCAGGCCGCGCACGGCGGGTTGCGCTTGCACGTTGCAAATGCGCTTGTCATACGTGCGCTCCTCCTCTTCGCGCGTCTCGTACATGTTGTAATACGTCGTGCGAAACAAGCCGCGCTTCAGAGACCCCTCGTTAAACAGGATGGAGTCCTCCACGTTGTAGCCATTATACGACATGATGGCCACGATCGCGTTCTCGCCGTAGGGATGCTGCTCATTGTTAATGTATTTCATGTAGCGGCTTTTGACGAGCGGCACTTGGCCGTAGTTTAAAACCACGCCCATTTTGTCAATGCGCGAGTTGTAATTGGAGGAATACAGCGACACCGCTTGCTTGCCCTGGCCGCACGAGAAGTTGTTGCGCGAGGACGGGTTGTTTTCCGGGAACACGATTTGGTTGCCCATGACGCCGAAAATGAGCGACGGATGGATTTCCACGTGCGTGGTCTTGCCCGGCACCACGTCGCGCGGGAACATGGCAATGAACGCGCTTTCCGACTCGTTCGTGTCGATGTACTCGACGATGGCCCGGCTCTCAGCGAGCGCGGCAAAATCGGTCGCCCCGGCATACAGTTCGCCAATGCGATACACGCGGCAGGGGTCCAATGCGGGCACGCTCTTTGCAGCGAATCCGGTGGTCAGCTGCGACCACGTGTAGTTGCCGCTCTTGATGGTTTCAATGGCTTCGCGATTGGCGTAGCTGGGGCGGCGTTTTTCGTCGTCGTAGTAGAACACCGGGCGGCACAGGCGTCCGCCGTCCGTGAAGAACTGCAGTTCGTTGTGTGCAATGTCCCAGCGCCCGCTCGTGTAAATCGGGATCAGCGCATTGCGCCGATACAAAAGAAAGACCCGCATGATTTCGCGCGGATTGTTGAGCGCGCCCACCCAGACCCCGTTGACAAACACTTTGGTCAGCTGATGCAAATACCGCGGGCTGCACTCTTCCAACAATTTCATGCCGGCAACTTCGCGCAGCCACTGAACCATTGGCAACGCGGAGCAGGGTTGCGTGATGTATGCCGAAATCGCGAGATGCTTTTGCAGGCCGATGTTGGCGCCATCCGGGCTGTCGGCCGGGTCAATGATGCCCCACTGCGACCCGTGCAGTTGGCGCGGAGTTGCCACTTTGGCGCTTGCGTCCATGGGCAGGTTCATTTTGCGCAGGTGCGATATAAACGAGTTGTAAGACAGGCGGTTCAAGTCCTGCACGATGCCCTCCACATCGGTGCCGTCCGTCGCGCCGATGGTTCCCTTGTACAGCTTGGACTTGTCCTCGGTTTGCACGGTTGCCGCCCACTTGCCCTTGAACGACTTCTTGAATCCCGCTTCAATGATGCGCTCGCCGAAAATCTCGTTGTAATTGTCCGCGGTAATGACCTGCATGATCTGCGTGCCGACGAATTCGTTGCGGTCGCGCCCGTACTTGATTTTCTTGTCCAGCTTGAGTCGCACGTTGTCCACGTGCGCGGTGTAGTACGTGCGGAACAGGTTGAACATGAGGGCGCCCGGCACCTCCACGCGCTTGAACTTGAAGCTGTCGCGGTCGGTGGGTCGTTCCGCATTGGATGCAACCAGGAGCATTTTATAGACCATGTACCCCAGAAAGAACGCCTTGGCGCCGAAATTCAGTTCGCCAATTTGCGGCATGAAGTAATTCATGAGAATGTTCTGCACTTGCGCAACCGTTTTCTCCTTGGTCATCGTGGCAATGAACTTGAGGGCGGCGGCTTGCGTGAAGATTTCGGACGCGTCGTGCACGGACGGAATGAACAGGTCCACCATGGAAACGTTGGCTTCCAGATTCAGCAAACAGCGCTCCACGATGTCGCGGTCGCTGATGATGCCGAGTGCGCGCATGACGATGAAGAGGGGGACCGGTTTGCGCACGTTGGGAATGTCCACGACGATTTGCTTATTGGAGTATTTGGCATCAGGCGCAACCATCTTGACCGCCATTTTGCGCTCGGGTTTGGAGGGGTCCTCCGACACGGTGCGCACTTCGGCGCTGAAACTGTAGACCGCGTCGGGGTCGTCCGCATTGGACCGCACGTAAATCATGTTGTCGGCGAACTTTTCTTGCGACACGATGCACTTCTCTTTGCCGTCCACGATGAAGTAGCCGCCGTAGTCGTTGCGGCACTCGCCCGCATAGAACCGGGCTTCCGGCGTCATGCCGTGCAAGATGCAGGCGTTGGATTGCAGCATGATGGGGAACCGTCCCAGGCTGAGCTGCTTTAATTCTAAGCGCTCGTTCAGCTGCGTCTTCTGAACGGGGTCATACACGCGATAAACCACGTCGACGTCGCAGTGGATGGTCATGCCGTACGTCATGTTGCGCAGGCGCGCCTCGTTGGGATACATGAAGTGCGCGCTTCTTTTTTCTTTTTGTCCCGAGTCGTCGTCGGCCGTGGCCGTGGACGCAACGTCGTCGTAAATGATGGGCTTGCTAAATGAAATGCGGTTGCCTTCGACGCCGCCCAGATAAATTTCAATCACGGAGTTGTATTTGCCGGTTTCCTTATTCTCGTCCTTCTCCAGAATGATGGGGTTGCGATCCTTCATGATGCGCGCAATTCCGTTGCTTAAAAAGTCGTTGTATGACTCCAGGTGATGCCGCACCAGCACATTGGGGTTGTCCTTAAAATAGTGGTCAATGACGTTCCACGAAAGCGTTTCCTCTGCGTTCTTCAGTGCATCGGCAATGAGCTCGTTTTCGTCTGCATTGCGGGATGGGCGTTTTCTCTGTGGTTCTTGTGCGGACATTGGTTGTGCTGGTTGTTCCTTTTGTGCCATTATTTATTTACTATTGTATCGTTTATCTAATATTTATGTTTATTATTTGTTCAATTGAATAAACATAAATTCATTGCATTCATGTTGGCGCACGTGCATTGCCACATCACTGGTAAGCGGAATGCATGGGTGGGCCGGGCGGGAACATGGGTTCATACACTGGAAAGCTGCGTTGGTTTGCCAGGACCGGGCGCTCGATTGGCAACATTTTTTGGACCCGTCCTTGCTGCGTCATGCGCGACGACGCGAGCATCATGAGCCCGATGAGCACGAAAAACAGCACGAGCGGGAACACGACTAGGAACCAGGAAATGGAGGCGTAGCCGGTGCGACACATCAAGTTTAGAATCCAGGTCCAAAACAGGATGTACAGCGCTTCGCTAAATATGACCGCAGATGTGCTGGGCACGTAGCATGAAAAATCCCCCATGCAATACATGTTGTTTAGGCCCATGTTTTGATACGCGATTGCGATGAGCGCGACAACGGAAATGGCTAAATACACCATGGCCGGTTTGCACAAGTGGCGAAAATCGCCGGAGATGCGACGAAACAGCGACATTGAATTGTTATTTTAATTATTTTGTGTGTATAATATATTGCAACATTTTATTGTGGTGAAAAAGTTGTCATCATGTCAACACAGATGAATGGTGGTATGAAGATGATTTCAGTGGATGGAACACGTGTTCTTGAGAGAAATTACGAGGAAACGTGTAAATTGTTGCTAGAAGCATTGAAAACACCCGATAAAGTAGAGATAGTTTCAACTGGGTCTGCTTATAGTTTGATTGTTCGAGTATCACTTCGCGACGGTTTATTTCGAGACGATCTTGTTGGCGAGGATGACGCATTGATGCACAGAGATGAACGCGGGTTGCCCACCACTGGAAAACCGATTAGAGAGGTTATATTGAAATTCGTTCTTGTGTCATCTCCGATTTCGCGATACGAATATGACTCGGGCAAGCCTCACAAAAGCACAATGCTTGTAAAGGATGTTATCGATGAATATAAACAACAACGCGATGCATTCGATGCAACAAAACTTCATGTTCCATTGTGCCCCGATGTCGTCGCATTGATTTCATTTTCAACCCAAGCGGAATTCGACAAAATATTTTTCACAAAACCAACAAGAAACAAGCACTATGCTAGTTGTCGTGTGTTCAATAAACTGCGCACCTATTTTAGTATGCAGTGTAAACCACAAGTTGCGATGATTGTCATGGAATCAATTCCCGAAACATATGTTCCCCTTAAAACAATATTCAAAACAACTGGAATTTCTCCCGAATTGATTGCGCAAATTTGCGCCATGTATGTTGTTCTCTTTCACACGTGCCCAATGATTGCATTGGATGCGCATCGGTCAAATTGGTTGGTCGATATGGCGAAACCAATGCCACTCCGTGTCAAGTTAATAGATTTTGGCATATGTTTGAACCCGTTTGAGGATGTTGTGATAAATAAAATAGTTGACACCTATTTCAAAACACATCCGACTGAGCTGCCAGCATATTTGACGTTAATGGGTGCAAACCCCGATGATTCGCCTTCTGTTGTGATGAATGAGGCAATCAAGTCAGCGACTGTTCCTGATGCACCAATGAATTCATGGATTCACAAAATATTGGTGATATCCATGCTGATTGATGGATTTTTTGCCATAAATCATTCGCCGAAGCATGACCCATCAAAACCCGTTCATATAAAATCAATCAAAAAAACATGTCAAATGAAACATGTGTTCAACGCGGTTTACAACGATGCATGCGAGTCCATGAGCAACATCCTGCACACGATGAGGTTGGACTTGCCAACATATTTGGGATCACAACCCCCCGAGACAGCCGGACGCATAAATGAAATGTTGTCTCACATGGCATCATATATGGCGACATATTATGGATTGGAGGCACGACAAAGCATGGATCCAGGCATGAAGATGGATCCAGGCATGGACTTAGGCATGGACTTAGGCATGGACTTAGGCATGGACTTAGGCATGGACTTAGGCATGGACTTAGGCATAGGCGCATTGCCTCGTTATGGTGGTAAAAAAATGAGGAAACGAACTTCGAGTAAAAAGAAAAGGTCTAGGAGGAAGTCAATCAAATCAAGAAAAAACAAAATGCACCGCAAATGACATTGTTAGCGCCGTCTTGGCATGCCAATTCGTTGCGGTTGTTGTTGCGGTTGTTGTTGCGGTTGATGTGCTTGTTGCGGTTGATGTGCTTGTTGCGGTGGTTGCAATTGTTTGGGCGGATGGATGAGTCCCATTTGCGGCCCGAGAGAAATGCGGTTCGTTCCATTGTTTTTGACAATGTCGTATTCATCAAACTTCAATTCATTTGGATTTTGAAGTGTCTCAAATGACGTCACGTTGATGTATTCATCCTTGAAGTGATACTGCAAATTCCGAATGGTGTGATACGAATCCTGGCATGTGCGATACATGGCCGCGGCGGTCTCTTTCTTGCTGATCATTTTGATAAGTCCGTCCACAAACTGCAGCATGGACCGGTGCCCACTGGGAAAAAAGTTGGTCCGGTCAATGTACAGTCGCGAATCAATGACGCGCTGGTTGAAGCAGTTGTCCTCGCTGCCCCATGCCCAGAAATTCGGATATCCGCCCGTGCGTTCAAAGTCCCCCGCCTTGATGGAAACAATGCCCCCTAAAGTGAACGTGTATCCGAAAAAGTGCTTCACGATGCCGGGACGCGTGTCATACTTCAGCAGTCCCTTGGTGTACGGCAAATTGTCCACATCATGAAACACGAGCGTGATGTTTTTGTATTCATTGGGATACATGGCGCGGATGGCCAAGAATCCGATATTTTTCATGGCACCGCGATTGAACGGGCGGTTGTCACACTGATGCACGAAATAAATGCGGTATTTCTCGGGAGGCATGTCTTCTAATAGAAATTTCATATACAACGTGAAAAACATTTTGTGCTCTTCGCGATTGCGGTATGGAACAATGAAAACAATTTCTGGAACGTTTGTCGCGCTTGCATTCGTTGTTTCTTCCGACAGGGGGGACAGGGGGGGTCCTGCTTCTTCCTGCACCGATTTTTTTGTCGTCAAGATGAATTTAGCCGTGTTTGGGATTGAGTTGTTGGATTGCATTATTGCGTTGCGCTTAAATTGCGTCCGCACATTTTTTTCAAGATGCAACCGAATACTTTTGCAGTATGGTTGACGGAATCAATTGTGTTTTTATGGATTCCAGCTTTTTGAAGCACTTGTTGATCGTCACCTCGCTGATTTGGCTGATGCGATTCACGTCTTTTTTGGTGATGTTCAAGTTGCACATTTGCGCGACAAAGTATATGATGCCGGCGGCAATGGCGTGCGGCGTGTTTTCAGGGATTAAGTTGTTTTGATCAATGCGCATGGCCACAAACATGCACAGCTTGGTTAGTTCGGTGTTCATATTGAGCGGACTGCAGTATCGCTCAATGAATGCCCATGGCTTTGTTTTCTCGAAGCTCGTCTTCTCTGAATTGGCCAAGTCGTGCTCAAGTTCATTGATGATGGCCAGCGCATTTTTGCACCCCTTTGTTGCACTTTTATTATCCAGATGAAAGATGCTGGCGATTTCTTTTGGGGTGCGCGGGCATCCGTGCGTGCGGCACGAAATGTAAATCGACGCCGAAATGATTCCGTCCCGGTTCTCGCCTCGGAATGTTTTGTGCTCCGAAATTTTCTTGTGGTATCGAAGCGCGCAGTCAATGATCATTTTCGGAATGCCGGCATTGGATGCCGTGTTTTTGATGCGTTCAAATTCATCGTACAACGATTTTTCGGCATAGGGCATCGATTGCCACTCCGTGTATCGTCGAATCTTTCGCATTTCATAACTGGAAACCCCCTCGCACAGCACTTTGCACCCATAGGAGGACTGCTCCAACAATGGATTCACCGGCATGCCGCACCGCGTGGGGTCCGTCATTTGATTGTCGTCGGCACCGTAAAAGCGCCACTCCGCCGACTGGTCCAGCACGTCCTTGTAAATGATGCTGCACCCGGGGTTTGTGCACGTGGCAAACCCGTCCTCCGTGATGACAATGTTGGAACTGCACACGTCGCATCGTTCGCGATTTGCAGACGGATTGTACACGCACTCTACGCTCGATTCGCGCTCTTCTGAACGGAATGATTCCAGCCGTTTCCACAAGTCGCCTTTTTTCAACACGGCGGAACGGTTCTTGAGAGTTTTGCCGCTGTTGCCGCTGCCGCTACCAGTGTTCAACATTTGCTCCGCGAATTGATGGATGTGTCTAACTATTGTTTGTGGCGACGTGTTTAATTCAATTTTTCGAATATATGTAAACCATTGCACAATCACAATGGTTATTTAGAGGGGTGCAACCTTTTGCATGTTTATTTGTTTAATTATGATGTATGATGCACAATGACATAAATAAAAAAATCATTATAAACTATGCATATCAAAAAATGATTTCTGATTTTTCAAACTTGATTCAGAATGGCCCAACGGATGTTGCGGGATTTGAACGAGAAATTAGCAAACAAATTGCATCCATGTCGCAAATGGTCGACAGTTTGCATGACATTGAAGAGCTCATTGTGGCGGCATTGAAGCGTCGTTGCAATGATCGCAGGACCGTCATGCACGCTCATTTGCGATTGAAAAATGGCGCAAAATCGGGAGCGTGCGCAATGACGTGGAACGAAGTGGCCGATCTAGCGGAAACGGTTGCACCCAAAGGCGCGGCCAATGCAATATTCCATCGACTTGCGAATTTTTACATGCGCATTGCGAGTCTTCAAAATCGCATTGAACATGTTCGCCAGTGTTCTCCGGTTGTGAAGCCAAATGAAATGGAAGGCATGCATGACAGCACATCAAATCATCGATTGCTCGCGTCGTATGCAAAAAATGAAGCAACCCTGCGCGAGAAACACCATCAAAATCAACGTGATTTGGATCGAGTCATGCAAATCCTGTTTTTGGACTCGGAAATTCATCCCGAATTGACGCAGGAGGATTTGCCTGCGCTGGAAGCACAAGTTGAGCACATTGCCGAACGCGGCTGCACGGTGCAGGAGTTGCGGCGGTTGAAAATCATGGAAGCGCTGCTGGAAGAAGAACGATTCAATGACTTGATGAAACAATTGGCTGCATTGACAAAATGAACCATGATCCATGTGTTACATGCGATCTTCGATTTTTTTGAAGAGGTCATGATTGTACACCAGGTTTCCGGTGGGCTTGTATGATGTGATGGGTTTGAAATCCCCCGCCGGCTTTTTTGCGGCGGCGCTCGTGGCGGCAGCAGCACCTTTCTTGTTGTACATCATCATGTTCAAATCCGAACCCGGGGTGCCGTCGCTAACAGCCGATTCCCCGGTTTCCGCATCGGTCTCGGACACATAATTGCCGAATTTGTCGATGATGGTTCCCGTCTTCTTCTTGATTTCGGTGCGCACGTAGTTCGGAACATAGTGTTTCCACGAAATAAACAGCAGGTTCGGGTGCGTGTATCGCACTATAAAATCGTTTTCTTCCAGCTTGCTTATCATGTAGGTTATGCACGCGTTTTTGTCGTAGTTTGGAACTCCAATCAACACTTCCGGCACTAGGAACCAGCAAAACTGCTGGCTGTTTTTCTGGCGGGCAGCCACTTTTATTTTTTCATGCACCCGAGTCAATATGCGGTTGAACGTGTAGAGCTTCGCTAAATCTTCCTGTTTTTTCTGGTCATACAATTCATCCAAGTTCAGCTTTTCAACGCTTTCGCGGTTTTCTTCGTTCCTGCTTGAAAATATGTTGTCCATCGTTGTTTCTATTGTTCTTGTGTTGTTATTGTTCTATTGTAGATATTTTAGATATTTAATAATTCAAACTGAACTCAAATCGGAAATGGTAATATGAATATGAATAGACCTTGATGCAATATTAAACACAAATTGCAACAATGATAATAAATCACGCACCACGCTCGAAATGGTCATCAAACACATTGTCATTTGTGGCGGAGGCCCCACCGGATTTCTCTCGTATGGTGCGGCCAAACACTTGGCACAGCACGGATTCTGGTCGCACGACAACATTGAAACCATTTACGGCACGTCGATTGGGTCTTTGATCGGGGCAATGCTCTGCTTGAAGCACGAATGGGACACGCTCGACGACTACATCATCAAGCGCCCCTGGGAGAAGGTCATTGTCGGTTCTTTGGAAATGTTTGAATTGTTCTCGCAAAAGGGCATGGCCAAGATGAAGCTGTTGGATGACATCATGCAGCCACTGCTGGAGTCCAAGGATTTAACGATCCACACAACGCTTCGCGAATTCTATGAATATTCGCGCATTTCTCTCAATGTCTTCACGGTCGATTTGAATAAGTTCGAGAAGGTGCACCTGTCGCACACGACGCACCCCGACCTGCCGCTCATGGACGCCATCAAAATGAGTTGCTCCATGCCGGTGCTGTTTCAACCCATTGTTCGCGACGGGTGCTGCTACGTTGACGGCGGCATCATGGTGAACTACCCCTTGCGCGAATGTTTAGAAACCGTCATGTGCCCCGCCAGCGAAGTACTCGGATTGCGCAACGTGTGGAACAACCCCAACGAAGGCATTGGAACCCATTCAACCATCGTGGAATACTTGCGCTTCATCAATTTGCAGCTCATTCGCTTGGTGAATAAAACCATGGCACACGACAGTGCGGGGATGCAGCACGGAGTGCACGAAGTGGTCTGCAACGTCAAGCCGGACATCACCCCCGCCGAGTGGCTGTCCATCATGTCGGACGCCGATCAACGTTTAGCATGGATCAATGATGGCATCGCGTGCGGGAAAGAATTCCTCGACAGAACGACCTTGCTGAACCCGGATCCAACCCAAACGGAGAAAGAAGAGAGAAATTCGTCCGAAACCCAATGAAACTTCATGAAATGAGTGGGGGGGGGGGCACCGTTCGTTTCATATTAATGTTTTAATTTCTCTCCATTTATTTATACAACAAGACAACTTGCATCGACCAACAAATGGAACGCATCAAAACGGGGGCCGAATGGTTGATGAACAACAAAAAAGTGATTGGATATGCATTCATCGCGCTGTTTTTCGCAGTGCTTGCGCAGCAATTGTACAATCGATACGTTAAGTCCAGCAGCAATGCATCGTATTACGAGGGGTATTCAAATGCGCCCAATTCTGGCACCGCCGAACTGCCAGTTGCAACCATTCGGATGTTCAAAGTGGATTGGTGCCCGCACTGCAAAAAGGCAGCCCCCGAATTTCAAAAAGTGCAGGACAATTACAATGGCAAGATTGTGAATGGCCATAAATTGAATTTTGTGGTGGTGGACGGAGAGGACAAGGCCAACGAATCGCTGGTGAATCAATTCAACGTGCAAGGCTATCCCACCATTGTGCTAACAAAAGAAGACGGCAAGCCCATTGAGTACGATGCCAAAGTGGATCAGCCCACCCTTGAAAAGTTCATCAACACGATGATTTAACCTTCTTGACCTTTTTTGGGATCCGCGTTTGAACCCACGTGATCGTCCGCATCAACAACGCCATTGGACTCAACGGCTTCATCGATGTCATCATTCGAAAACCAATTCATGTGGTGCAACAGTTTGTATATTGCATGACTCACAAGAGCAACTGAACCATAACTATTCATGATGTATATGTGAACCAACGTTTTTATTTCTTATTTTTATTATATACATTGTATGTAATAAAACACGCGAATGAAACACACCAGAACCAGATCCAGAGGAAAGGTTAAGGCCAAGCCAGTGTTTTCGGATAAAGATTTCGTATCTGGCGACGGGTTTTTGACCACGGTCTGGGGACCGCCCATGTGGCATTATTTGCACACCATGAGTTTCAATTACCCGGTGCACCCCACCGCGGCAGACAAGCGCAACTACCGATCATTTATGCTCGGGTTGCAGCACGTGCTGCCTTGCAAATATTGCCGCATCAATTTGAAAACAAATTACAAGAACCACCCGCTGCGCGCGTGCCATCTGGCGAACCGGGATGCTTTTTCTCGGTATGTGTTTGAGCTGCACGAAATCGTCAATAAGTTGCTGGGAAAAACGTCCGGTCTCTCGTATTGCGACGTGCGCGAGAGATACGAGCACTTCCGGGCGCGCTGCACGGACGACCCGAACCCACGCATGGCCGAGCTTAAAAAAACAAAGAAGCGGGGACACAAGGGCTGCACGGAACCGCTTTATGGCACGCATTCCAAATGCGTTCTAAAAATAGTGCCGCAGGACGCGCACGCAGAAACGCTGACCATTGATCAGAAGTGCATCAAACAAAAGGGCACTGCTTAAAAGCCAACTTGGCTGGCTGCTTAAAAGCCAACTTGGCTGGCTGCTTAAAAGCCAAACTTGGCTGGCTGCTTAAAGGCCAAACTTGGCTGGCTGCTTAAAGGCCAAACTGGCTAAAGCTGTTCAGCACGGGTCGGGGCAGCACGTTGTCATTGCTGCTGCTGTAGTTTGGAACCTTCTTGCACTCAAATGCGGGTTCGGGGCAACGCGCGCACGGGGGGCATGGCGGGCATTTGTTGCTGTTGCCGCCACCACCTCCAGACGACGATGCATTGCATTTCATTGCCGGGCATGCCGGGCAAACCGGTGGCACCATTTCGGACTTCAACATGTACAAATCTTCCTGGCCGGGCAGAATTTGGCTGGCAGGGATGCCTTGTTTTCCGCTTCCGCTTCCGCTTCCACTTGATCCGTCATATGGTGCGTATTTTGACACGTCGTCGTCGTCATTGGCCTCTGCGGGCAACGGTTTGTCCTTTCGGTCATACGCCTTGTCCTGCTGCTTGGAAAACTTGTCATTTGCCTTGTACAAATCGTTGTAGTTGGAAAATTTGTCAGAATATTGACCCTTGCCTTTGTACGGGTGCGTGTCAGACGGCATGTTGAAACCCTCTAAAGTGGCACAACTGCCACCCAGAAAAGAACAGAAGACGAGCGCTAAAAGCAACACAATGAACAAATGCACTTTGGTCAGCTTCATCTTTGAGAGATATTCGGATATATTATTTGATATATAAAATAATTATATATTATATTTAATAAATGCAACATTGGGTTGGGTTACTTGAAAGGATGATTCCAACAACCTCATTGAAAATTGCAAGCGCCTTGCTTGTTGCAATGCTAATTGTGGCGATTGTTCAAAACCGACTGAATCACGCGGCGGCAAAAAACAACGTGCCCATCGTGTCGTCGCCTTTCAAAAACACATTCGACGATGACGGGCAGCCGCTGAATGTCATTCTAATCGCGGCCCCCTTTCGCACGGAGGAGGATGAGCAAGCGTATGAATCGTATAAGAGTCAGGGACTGTCGTTCTGCGGCATATCCAGCTACATCAATTTCCCGGGCCACATTGAAAATCCGCATGAAGACCGGTTCCACGAGGAGCGCGGACACGATTACCCGGCCATGGTGTCGGCGTGGCTGCATTGTTTTAGGGATCCGCCCACCAATTTGCAGAGGTCCGGGCTGCCGCTCATGCTGCTCACCGAATCCGATTTGAAAGATGTGGATGCATATAAACCCGACCCCAACATTGCCAAAGAGTACGACTTCATGTATGTGTGTTTGGAAGACAACGACAAGTGCGAGCCGGGGTGGCAGTCGTTCAATCGCAACTGGGATCTGGCCAAGCAGTGTCTGGAAATCATGTGCGGCGAATTCGGCTTAAGCGGCGTGCTGGTCGGGCGCACCAACTGCAACTTTACGAAGAAGTGCACCGGCATCGTCAAGGTCGTTCCTTTCCTCGAATTCGACGCGTTCCAACGAGAGATGCAGAAGTGCCGCTTCCTGTTTGTGCCGAACATTGCCGACGCATCGCCGCGCGTCATCACGGAAGCCATGTGCTACAACATGCCCGTGCTCGTGAACCGCAACATACTGGGTGGCTGGCACTACGTGGAACCGGGCGTGTCGGGCGAATTCTTCACGAATAAGAATGATGTGAGGCCAGTCCTGCGCAAACTGACAACCCAATTGAATGCGTATGCACCCCGCCGCCACTTCATGCGGCATCACGGCAAGCACCGCGACGGGCGCCGACTGGCAGCATTTCTCAAGCGGCACTACCCGAACCTGAACAATAAACGCATGAAGTGTGCGACAATCACCATTTGAACTATTTGAAATAATTCGAAAATGTGCTTAAATAAAATGTATCATTTATACATAATATATTTGCGCAAGCAACCAGCAACCAGCAAATGCACGCCGCAATCGCCGAATTTGTCAGCAAGTGGACCGACATTTTGAAACCGAGCCGGGTCGCGTGGATAAGGGGGAACGAGGGCGAAACCGATGGGTTGTTGCACACCCTGAAAGCGCGCAATGAAAACAGCGTGGTTGCCGTGTCTGCGAGAGAGAATTGCTATGCCTTTTTTTCAAGCCCGACCGACGTTGCCCGAATGGAATCGCAAACCTTTATTAGCAGCAAGGAAGACCCTGGACCTCTGAACAACGCATGGGAACCCAACGATTGTTTGGAAACGATGACGGGCTTGTTTTCCGGCGTCATGCAGGGTCGCACCATGTACGTCATTCCGTTTTGCCTGGGCCCGGTCGGCGGCAAGCATTCCAAATACGGCATTCAAATAACGGATTCGGAATACGCGTGCATCAACATGAGCATCATGTGCCGGGTGGGGCAGCAAGCGCTGGATGCAATGACGCTGAACGGAGGGGGCTTTGTGCCGTGCATCCACTCGGTGGGCGCATGCGACTTCGCCAACATGACCTGGCCCAACAGCCATAAAAAACACATATGCCATTTCACCGACGATGACCCGTGCATCATGTCGTATGGTTCCGGATACGGCGGAAACGCGCTTTTGAGCAAAAAGTGTTTTGCGTTGCGCCTAGCAAGTGTCATGGGCCGAAAAGAGGGGTGGCTGGCGGAGCACTGCTTGCTGTTGAAAATGACGTCGCCGTCGCCCGCATGCGAAACCAAATACGTGGTTGCCGCGTTTCCAAGCGCGTGCGGAAAAACCAACCTGGCAATGATCACCCCGTGCAAGGAGCTGATGGACGAAGGCTGGACGTTTGAAACGCTGGGCGACGACATTGTTTGGATGCACGTCATTGATGGAAAATTGCATGCACAAAATGTGGAAAACGGGTTTTTCGGAGTTGCACCCGGAACCAATGCAACCACGAACGGGCACGCAATTGCCTCACTGTCAAGGGACTGCATTTTTACAAACTGCGCCACGTTCCAAAACGAGCGCGGAGAGACCGACGTTTGGTGGGAAGGATTGACGCCCACCCCGCCCGCATCTTTTACCAACTGGAAGGGGGAAACGACCCCCAGTGCAGGGTTGGCGGCGCACCCCAACGCGCGATACACGTGCCCCATTAAAAATTGCCCCATTCTGGCGAAGGAATACGAAGACTTGGTGCCGATTCACGCAATCATTTTTGGCGGCCGGCGCGAAACCACGATTCCACTTGTCACCAAGGCAACCAGCGCGGAACGCGGCATTTTTTTTGGGGCCACGCTGTCCAGCGAAGAAACGAGCGCAAACATGGATGCCAAGGTGGGCAACATTCGGTTTGACCCGATGGCCATGCGGCCCTTCATTGGATACAACGTGTGCGACTATTTTCAACATTGGGCCGATGTCATGGCCCAGCTGACGACGCCCGTTGAATTTTACCTGGTGAACTGGTTTCGCAAGGACGAAGCCACGAAGCAGTTTGTTTGGAAGGGGTTTTCCGAAAATTCAAAAGTGCTGAGGTGGATATTTACGAATTCAGAAACCCCTGGTGGAAATGTAAGCAGCACATTTGGAGAACATCCGCAAGAGGCAGACCTGTGCGTTGACAACGCTGGTTGGGATAAACTGTTTTCGATGACAAACGACGAACTCTCAAAGTTTGGTTCCGACGTGCAGACGTTTTTTGATGGGCTGGAATCAAACAATAAAAGCAAGGTTCCTGCTTTTTTGCGAAACGAACTTAAGAACGTCATGGACCCCGCCGCGCGTGCACAAATAAAATGTGATCAACATGTATAAAATACATGAAAATATATACGCATGTGTTTTTCTGAAAGAATTTCTCTCGTCATTGGGTTGACAGGAATTGCATCCGCGTGCTACATTTATGTGCGCACCAAGAACGCGTATGCATCGATCGGACTTGCATATTTCGCGCTCATGGAAATCATTCAATACTTTCAATACAAGGTCATCAATCAATGCAACAATAAAACCAACCGGTATTTAACAATCCTCGGATACATTCACATTTGTTTTCAGCCGATGTTTTTCAACCTGTGGTTGTTTGCAATGACGGCGAAACCCATTATGGAATATTTGTACCTGTCATTTTTTGGCGGACTCATGCTGGCTTCGCGGTTGTTCTATGTGAAAAACAGTGAATTGTGTGATGCATCGTATGAACCGTTGTGCGGCAAGCGCACTTGTTCGGTGTCTGGCGAACGACACATTGCGTGGAACGTGCGTTTGCGTGCGCCCGATTGGGTTACTCCCAGCATGTCGCTGCATTTCTTTCTGTGGATTTTTCCAGCGCTGACCATGTTTCAATTCAAACCCGCACTGGCAATCCTATTGACCGGTCCGTATTTTGGATACTTGTTGACAAACAACATTCACGAACGCCCGGCAATATGGTGTTACACATTTGTCATGCAGTTGTTGTTGACGTATTGGTTATTGGTGCGATGATCAATCACAATATAATCTGGGAAACATTATTTATTTCAAAAGCACTTAAAGAGACATTGATTTAATTCAAATAATCCAAAAAATTGAAAGTTGTCCCATTTGTCAACTTCTCAATCAGCTTTCTACGCAACACAACACAACACAAGACAACTCAGCTACAATGTTTCGTTCAGTATCATCTGTTCAATCCGTTCCTGCGCCGGGCAAGAATGCCGGCAAAAACAAGAAAAAGCGTGCCAACAAGAAGAGGCGCGCTGCAGCAAAAGCCGGCACTGGTGCATCTGCAACCATGACGTCGCAACTCGGCGCCGGTCGTGCCACGGTTCCCCAGTGGTGCAAGATTGACATCAACCAAGTCGCAAACCACGCCGGTGGGTTTGTGTGGAAGCTGTCCGACCTGGACCACGCCAGGCGCTACTTGATCATGGGAGCCAAGGACAACGGCAACTTCTACCAGACCAGCGAACAAGTGTCCACCGAGTGCAATACGGCCATTCTCCGAGTCATCCGCAGCCAAGGTCCCGACGACTTCAAGCAGTTGTGCGCGATGATTCAGGACATCTCGGTCCGGGGTCTGGCCGCGCGCCAAGAGCCGACGCTGCTGTCCCTCGCGGCGGCAATCGTGTTTGCTCCTACGGCAGAGAAAAAGGCAGCGGCGCTGGCGCTGGTTCCCAAATGTGTGCGCATTCCGACACACGCGTTCATGCTGGCTGGCTACGTGTCCGACCTGTCTCAGTGCAAGCCTGGAAAGGAGAAGGGCAAAGGCTGGGGGAGCGGGTTTCGAAAGGTGCTCGGTCAGTACTACACGTCCCGCCGGGGTCTCGAGTTGGCGACGGCGCTCACCAAGTACAAGAACCGCGAAGGATGGCGCCACGAAGACTTGCTGCGCATGTTGCACGTCAATCCTGCGTCGCTCAAGGACGATGGCGCGCGCCTGGTTTTCAAATACGTGTTCGCCTGTGCCAGGGGAGAAAAAGAGTTCATTCGCAAACTGTTGACCGACATTGCCGCCTCAATAACGCAGGAGCGGGCGATTCAGCTGTTGGAAACATCGATACCGGCTGCCAAAAAAGCCGAGAAAACCATACCATCATCGAGCAAACCCACGTCATCATCGACCAAACAGGGAGGAATTGTGGCAGGATTCAAGTCGGCAATTCAAAGCGTGTTTGGATCAGCAACAAAGGCAACACCAAAGAAGATGCAAATCGTTTTCAACCCCGAGTCCAAGTCCGATCAAGATGTTTCCACTGTCGAGATTGCGACCTCAACAACTGCATGGAAGCGCATCTGCATGACCCGCGTGCCAACTGGCGAGTTCGTGATTTCATTGGAACTGCCGCCTGGAACGCACGACTTCAAGTTCATTGTGGACGGGGTGTGGCAGTGCGACCCCAGCAAGCCGATTCACCAGACGGGCGAGCATGAAAACAACTACATCGTGATCTCAGACCAAGAATTGACACTGGCAACAGCAACAGCCACCCCTGTTTCCCGCGATCTCGTTGAAACCGCTGTGTACCTGCATGCAATCATGGAGATTGAAGCCTGCACTACGAGTGTGGCCGACCTCTACAAGGCCCTCAAGTTGGTGCGGGAATACGGTTTGGTGCGCGAGCAGATTCCCACGCACTTGCTCAACAGTTCCGACATTTGGAAGGAGCTGTTGATGTCGAAGGGTGCCAACGGCAAGCAGGTCGGAATGCCGCTGGAGGCTCTCACTCGCAACCTGGGAAAGCTGTCGTCGCTGCCGAGTTTCATGGGTCAGGTAAACACGGAGACCATCTGCGCGCGCTTGCGTTCCGAGGACGACATTCAGCGTTCGCGCATTCATCCGTTCAAGGTGTTGATTGCTTCCAAAATCTACGGTGCAGGGAAGGGATTGAAGGGTGCGCTGGCCTGGACGGTGTCGGCACAAGTGCGCGACCAACTCACGGTCACGTTCATGCGTTCGTTCAAAAACGTGGCGCCGACAAGCAAGCGCTACATGGCCGCGCTGGACGTGAGCGGCAGCATGGATGTGGCATGCATGGGCTGTCCCGCCATCTCATGCAGGCAGGCATCGGCTGCACTGGCGCACATGCTCTACGAAACCGAGCCCCATGTCTACGTGCGCGGCTTCACTTCATCCACGACATCGGGCTACAGTAGTTCAAGACCGGTTTCACCGGACGATGGGTTCCGCAACTTTGACCATCTGGTGAGACGCGGCATGACGCTGGAAGAATTCATTCGGGCAACCAATGCGCCATACGGCGCCACCGACTGCTCGCTCCCCATGCTCCGCGCGATTGACGAAAATCTGGACGTGGATGTGTTCATCGTGATGACGGACAGCGAGACATTCGCGGGCAGAGTGCATCCCCAAGTTGCGCTGAAGAACTACCGCAAGCACGCGAACAAGCCGGACGCGAAGCTCATTGTGGTGGGAATGACCGCGAACAACCTGACGATTGCCGACCCGAATGACCGCAACACGTTGAACCTGGCAGGGTTTGACGCGTCGATGCCGGAAATCATCGCCATGTTCGTGCGCGGGGAACTCTAATCAGAAAACCTACGGTTTTCCGAACCTTTCCCTCCTTTGGCATTAAATGTAAAACAAAACAAACTAAAAAGTATAAAAATATTTTTTTTAGTTTTAGGCCCAAATCAAAGGCGTTATTAAACCCATTGAGCATATAATATAATACTTGTTGTACCAGCATATGTAGTAATATAACTAGGTCCATAATCTGTTCCTGAACCATTAGCTGCAGTATTCCAACGACTGAATGTAGATCCAGACTTAACTAATGAACCGGTATTTCCATTAATAGTAACAGACGTCGGAGTGCCTCCAGTATATGTTCCAAAATATTGCGGATTAGGAATACTTCCACTTGTTGCTCCATTTCCATTATATTGAACTGTAGTAGCTGGCATAGAAGGACTTACATATGTAGAACCTCCTGATGGTATAATAGTAATAGCTGTTAAGGCATTATAGGAATCTTGAATGTCTTGATATGGATATCTGTTTTTTGGTGCGGTTACCCAATTGACCGGACTAGTGGATGCCGTATACAATACATTAGTAGGAGAGTTAGCAATAAATGTGGATGCTCCGTTTGAAAAATTTATTGTGAAACATTGGTTATAAAAACTATAAGCAGTAACAACGGAACCGCTAGACCCAACATTTGCCGATAATCCACATCCACCGGAAAAGCATAATTTGGTGCTTGTGTTATATGTTGGTATTGAGCTATTCATGTCATTTACGGCTGAATATGTTATATTTGAAATAGTGGTCCCAGAAGGCCAGTAATTAGAGTCTCCACCTGGTCCACTTGTTATAGTTTTAGTATAGTCATTATCATTTGCTGGATTTAAATAACTAGTATTTGTATTGATTGTTATAGTGGATGATGTAATAACTGTCTTACTCGCAATAGAAGTTATGCCAAGAGGGGCTGTGCCTGTGCCATAATTTGATGATGTTGCGCTTAATAGCGCTGTTGTATACACTGTTATAGTATCTGAACTCTGAACTATTTGAGCAATTGGGAAATAATACTGTATAGTTACCGAAGGAGTTCCTGCAGAACCACCCGACCCTCCGCCTCCACAATATTTAACAGGTGACCCAGGAGCCCAATTAGCGTAAAGTGTAGCAGTCTTGGAGGTAAATGTATATCCTGGCGCGTATATTGAACCTATACCACTAGTCGATCCATTCCATCCTAAAAATGTATATCCTGATCTGGTAAGTGATCCTTGTCCTAAAATTGGGACTTGGACGCCGGATGGATAATTTGTTGGTGCAGCTGGAACTGAACCACCAGTAGCTCCATTCGCATCATATGTTACAGTGTATGGAAGAGTAGCGGGAACCCATTGAGCGTATAAAATTTTGTTATTATTCATTGTAATATTTGAACCAGGAAGATAACTTGTGCCAGTGCCATCTGCAGCAGTATTCCAACCATAAAATGTATTATTTGGAGCAGAGTTTGAAAATGAACCATTATTTGGTGATATAGGAGCAGCAAAATTTGAACTATAAGTAGTGGGAGAACCAATAGGTGCTGTTCCAGAACCACCATTCGCATTATATGTTAAAGTATATGTTGTTGCAGGATTAATCCATTGAGCATATAGATTAACTACCCCTAACGCAGGCATACTAATTTCGCTTCCAGGAGGATAACTAGTTCCACTACCATCAGCAAGAGTATTCCAACCACCAAATGTTTTAGTAGGGTCAGAATTTGTAAATAAACCCGTATTATCAACTATATCTACACTGCTGTATGGTGGATAAGATGTATTAGAACTTGATGGAGCTGTTCCTCCTCCTCCAACGCTGTTACGGTTATATACAAGTCTAGGGGAACCTGAAATTAACCAATTAGCATATAATGTTGTATTTTGTGTAATATTAAAAGTGTTGCCGCCAACATAGGGTGTTCCTGATCCATCAGCGGCAGTATTCCAACCAGCAAATTGATAACCTGTTTTTGCTAATACAGGAGAGCCTGTGTTTCCTAGAACGGTTACCATGAAATTAGGCATGTATGGAGAAGATGTATCAACGGGAGCCGCTCCACTTGTATTGGTATTACCATTGTAAGTCACTGTGAATGTTCTTGTTGGTTCAGGTGTTGGTGTTGGTGTTGGTGTTGGTGTTGGTGTTGGCGTTGGTGTTGGTGTTGGCGTTGGTGTTGGCGTTGGTGTTGGTGTTGGTGTTGGTGTTGGTGTTGGTGTTGGTGTTGGGGTTGGTGTAGGAGTGGGTGTTGGTGTTGGCGTTGGTGTTGGTGTTGGTGTTGGCGTTGGTGTTGGTGTTGGGGTTGGTGTAGGAGTGGGTGTTGGTGTTGGTGTTGGTGTTGGTGTTGGTGTTGGT